TCAATTCTTACAATTATTTTTTCATTGAAAAACTGCTTGATATTTATTTGTAAAACGTGTGTTGTAATAATCGGTTCTTTTGCATATGGAGTTATACGATATAATTTATCTCCCACCTTACACGGCAACCGCAAGAGCAATCCCTGCTCTTCGGCATCCTCATAGGCTGCCAGCTTCTCCATTGCACAGTATCCTTCTTCACAGTTGGAATAGTTGGCATTCGGTTTTCCGCCAAAGCATTGATAGAATGTTCTCAATGCGTTTTCACTGTAATTCTCTTTAACCAAAATTCCATCAGCAGTTCTTTCTGTCAGTCTTTCCATTCTTGCTCCTTTCCGCAATCCTCGGCTTGCTCTCCATCACAGGGTAGCTGCAGTCATACGGTTTTGCCCGTCCGATTCTAATAGCATCAGCAACCGGATGTGTAGCCATGTAGAGTAAGTCACCGTTCTGAAAGTTTCCTGTTCCCTCTCTCATACAGCTACACTCCTTTTTCCGTATGTACTTGCGATTCTGTATACATTGCAAATTTCTCTGTAATATTTTTCCTGTGCATGGATATGAGCATCCACACGGTCAAGTTCCGTCTCACACCACTTTGCAAATTCTTCCGTGGACAATGGTGTCTCTGAAACATCGAATTTCTCTCTGTTGTCAATCACAAAACACACCATGTCAACCGGAATGTGGTTCAAATCCGCAAGAATCTGAATCTGTTTGTCCTTGTCCTCTGCTTTTTCATAATTCTCCAACAATTCATAGCCTGTCATCTGCATTTATATCACCTCTTATCAAGTTTGATTTCTTTGTCGTAGCAACAGCAACTCTTCTTTGGATTTCCCTCTACCGGAGAGACCATCTTTTTAGGGTCTGTAGTGTATGCTCCGTTTAGTTTCACACCTATTTTGCTTTTTTCATCCACATAGCATGATGGCTTGTAACGATCCGGTGGAATGTAGTTGTGAATGCGCCAGTGCTTTACAAGCATAACACCGCTATCGAAAGATAAAAGGAATCTATTGTCTATCAATGCTTTCAAATCATCATCAGATGCACCGCACATCCTTATAATTTTCCGTGGATTGTTCACAAAACCGTCATCATCAGCGTTCATACAGATGTGAAAATAAAGCATTTGAGCCGTAGCAGGAATATCCAAAAAAGCATCACTCTCAATTATTTTTGCGCTGAACATTCGTTTTTCTGCCATTTAGAACTCCTTACTCAATAATAGGCTTCTCAATATAGATCCCGGTGTTTTCCACCAGTTCTCTCCACAAGTCCATGAAATTCTTTCCGTTGCACTTGTCTCCGGCTTTGTCCATGTGGTCAGAAAACTTATCCTTGAAATTCGTCAGCTTCTTCTTTCCGAATCCATCTTCCATAAGAATTACCATTCCATATAGGATGTACCTTGTGGACAACTCATTGATAAGATTGTTACATCTGACCTGTTCACGTATGCAGTTCTGCGCTACAACCGACTTGTAATGTGGATAATCAGCTTCGGTAAATTCCTTGTACTTAATCGTCCAGTCTGCAAAATCGTTAAGCCTGTTCTGCAACTCCGTATAATGCTCATTCTCATACTTTTCGTTGTACTCGGTGAATTTACCGCAGAAGTCGGAAAGTCTCGTCTGTGAGTACTTATAGTCTTTCCACAAGGTATAGCAGAACAGTGTCAGTATTCCGGTGAATGGACTCCTCTCCGCATACTGCTTCAAAAGTTCTGTCTGCCGCATAATTTTCAAAATATCCTGCGGATTGTCATATCGTTTTGGCATTTTATGTATCACCTCTTTTCAAGTTCTGGCTCTTTCCTTTTGCAATGAGTAGCACCGTATTCTGATTTTCCTACATATTCGTAGCAATCAACACATTTCCATCTACCACTTTGATACGGTTTGTGAGTACGTCCGTTGATTGAGTGCATTGTGTTTGGGTACTCATTCCAACAGCTACAATCGTAATTTTTTTCACTCATGTAATCTTCTCAAATTGATTTAACATGCATTCCTTACACAACTGGACACCTTCAAAATTGTAAAGTTCCTCTACATCCTCACCGCACTTATCGCAGTACAGATGCTTCACATGGCGGTTGGGACAAGCAGATCCAATACAAGGATAATTTCCAGCAGCGCATCCGCAGCATTCATCTTCGTATTTCACCATTTTCTGAAAAACTCCTTTAATTCATTACAGAATTGCTGAAATCTATACTTAAACAAGTACTTTTTAAAAGATTTAGTTTCATATTGATAGCAAAGATACATAATTTGTTTTTGAGTAGAAAGAGATTCATAAAACTCCTTGTCAGTTTCTTCAAAATATTGTAAAAGTACTTCATAGTCTGTTTTATTCATTACTTTCACCGTCCTTTTCTCCATGCAAAAGTTCCATAAACTTCTGATACTGTTTCTGTGAAACTGAATTGTTCTGCTTCTCAGGCTTCAAACTGATGACTAGATGCTTGTCGGCTATGTTCGCAAGTTCCCTTGCAAGGTTGATTTTGCCTTGTTCCAGACCATCACGGTAACCTTTTCCCGGTCGGTACTCTGCGATCTGCTTCTTTCCATCACCTTGACCACCGGCTGTCTTGTTGCGAAGCTGGTAACCCTCGTCCGCATAACGCTTAATCCAGTACTGCTCCCACTTGTCCAGTTCTTCTACCGGATAATGTAAGAATCCGATTTTCCAACCGTATATATTTTCCACAGAATATAATCCGTGACTTTTAAGAGACAAATCAATGTGTTGATAGCCGTTAAGATGCCCTGCCAGTCTTTGGAGTAGGTGTACCGCCTGCCCCACATACGCAAATCGGAAACCATCCTCGTCTGTTCTTGTCAGAAAGTAAATTCCACTTCCATCGTCCACATGTGGATTGACCGCCAGTATCCTTTCACGATTCTTGGTTTCAATAGCTTTCGCTTTCTGAATGTTCTTCCAGTTACTCAAAACGGGCACTCCTTTCCATTCTGTAAAATCCATTCCTTGCCTGCTGCCGCATAGTCCACATTCGCCAATGAAGCAATCTTTTTTACCTCTGTGACACATTCATCAGCATCGGTTGTATCAGTGCCCAAATGACACAATATGATGTTTTGCAAGGCATCTGATTTGTTCGCTTCGACAATTCCTTTGCAAGTTTCCAGTTCGCAGTGACCTTTGACCTTGTGAACGTAATTCGGTGCATCCATGTCAACATATTTCTTCTGATAGTTGCACTCAATCAGCATATGGTCTAACCGCTGTTTTCTGAACACATACGGGCAATATTCAAGGTCTGTAAGATACAGAAGTTTCTGACCGTCAACCATAATCAAAAATCCGTAATTCTCTGTGCCGTTGTGTGGCACTTGAAAGCAGAATATGTGGAATTTTCCCATTTGTATTTCAAGTTCTGAATGGTCTGAATTAGGTTGCCACACCTCTATTCCCATGTGTTCAAGGCCTGATACTGATAATGAGTGATCCTTGTGCGCATGGGTGCATATCGCACCCACAACGCACTTAATATTCCAGTTAAGACCACGTTTTATGTCCATGATGGGAAGTCCTGCATCCAGTAAAAGTGTTTCACCGTTATCTGCCGTTAGAAGATAGCAGTTACCGGAAGAACCAGAACCTAAACATTTAAGCTTCATTTTGTACCTCGATTTCATCATTGTTCGGAAACTGAAAACAGCCATATATATTAACAGAAGCTCCAACGTATTTTTTGTACTGTTCTCTAAGCATTTCCATAACTTTCTGTACTTTTTCTTTGGAACTGTATTCAGCCATTTTTGTTCCCATTGCTGTCGAAGAGTTGTGGCAATAAATAGCCGCATGCTCAACATCTTCATATTTCCCAACTGCCATGCTTAAAGAACTGATTTCATATGGCACATCAATCGCCCCGTCCTGCGATATAACTCTCATGGCAACCTCCTACTTAATCTCAATCTCCGGAATAAGCCGATCCGGATAAAACACTAATTCATAATGGTATTTGTCCGTAGATTTTGGTTCTACCTGTTCCATCACATAGCAAGTCCAGTCGTTCAAGTAAATGTAGTCCTTATAATACTGGTTTTCCCCAGTTTTAAATGTAACGACAAGTTCATTAGCAGAGTTATTGCTAAGAGCCATATACCCCTCTGCCTGCATCATAATCATGTCTGTTCTTGCATTAGTCACCGTTATTCTGCGGTACACATTGAACTCGTCAGCTTCTTTATTGAGATTGTAATTCACCGTATCAGCGGTGCTACAACTACAAATACAAAGCATCATTACAAACATCATTACTACTGCTAAAAAAGTTTTGTATAATTTCTTCATAATTTGTCCTCCTACTTAAAGCAATCCGGTGTCTCTGCGCTGGCAATGTCCGTCTCTGCGGTCTGCGGTACTTCCTTGAAAGAACCTTCCTCAAATTCAACAGTATTCGCATTCTCTGCAACATCTTGTGCAACTACTTCCTGCATACTAATCTGATTGTCAACATAATGAGCATTTCCATTTTCATCAATCACAGCCATATCGTTTTCATAGGCTTTTGTCATTTCAATGCTCATGATTCCCCATTTGCTGATAAGCTGTCTGATAAGTGTTTTCTTCGCCATAGCATCAAAATTCTTAGACCAGAATGTGTATGCCGTATGCTTCTTGATATCATTTCTGTAGCCACTGGAATAAGTCTCTGCGTGCGCTTGCATCATATCTTTAGTCCAGTACAATTCCTTACGGAATCCATTCATTAACTCGAACATTGCATAATAGCCAACTGTCTGTAACTTATTACGTTCTCTTGTGTCAAGAATAGGATCCATAGAGAATTCTTCCGTAACAGGGTTGTAATACTTCACTTCGCCCTCTTTTACTTCGGAAACTACAATCTTGCGATACTGTCCGCTTCTGATTGCCAACTGGATATACCCTTTATATCCTAACTGGAACTGCGCTTCCTTGTTTTTTGTCTTGGAATTATCATAAGGAACCATGTAATACTGTCCTAATTGTGGACTGGGTGTAAGCTGCAATGCTTCTCCTAACAATGCTGCGGACAAAATACTTCCATTCGTGCATTGTGCCAATGTCGGATTAACCTGTACCGCAGAAACAACGCTTGAAATAAAACGTGTGGAATTTTTCTCTCCAACTACACTGATAATGTTGTTTTTTACGGCATCATTATTCAGATATGTCGTAATGCCTGTTTTTCTCTGTTGTGTTGATACCTGTGTGTTATCTGCCATACCTCGTACCTACCTTTCTACTTTCTTAAGTCCTTCAATTCCGATGATGAATACCTGGGTTGTCTTTGGATTCTGAATCAGTGCAAGAAGTTTACATTCGCCGTGCACGTCATCATGATTTGCAATGTTCAAAACCTTTGCAACCATCCCGTCTTCAGCAGAAACTTCCTTAACATAATTTTGCCTATAATTTCCAAGTCCACTCCATGTATCGTATGTTGAATAGCAATGACCTCTATGTGTTACCTCTACCATGTCACCGACATGAATTTTGCTGTCATCCTCTTTCGGTTTGTAGTTTTCAAGGACAACGTACTCTTCGTGCCATAATCCAGTATCTCCGTCAGAACTTTTGCAAATACATCCTGATGTCGTAACATAAGTTACTTTGAAAATATCTCCGTTTTTATAAGAAAGAATAGCAGGTTTCGCATTAACAACCTTGACGTACTCACCGACTTTAGCCTTTCTTTTCACCTCACGAACACAGTCATCAGGCTTCACATCTTCGCCCATCAGTCGGTTGAAAGCCAACTTAGCACCAGTCCGGAAATCAAATTCATCAGCCGGGTTGCATTTTGCTTCTGCTTTCTCTCCAGTGGTCTTGTCCAGTGCAACTACTTTGTTGTCGTTGCGGTAGATGACAATGGTTTCCTGTTTTGCTTTTCTTACCAAATCAAAATATTTTTCTTCAACCGTAAATACTTCCCCAACACTGCATGACCCTTTTATGATTTTTATATCCATCGTATAGTCTCTTAATTCTGTAACAATGGCTTCTCTTACACCAGATGTATTAGTTATGGTATAATTTTCATCTGCTTTTTTGTTTGGTTTAACCACATCTCCAACATAGAATTTATGTTTCATACTTATTCCTCACTTTCCGGCTTAATCATAAATCCTCCCTGATGCACTGTCACATCAGCCTTGTAAATCTCTTTGATGCTTCTAGGCATCACATGAAATGTCACATCCGTATCGGCAATCTTGCCTTTGAATTTCAAGGCTCCACGGTCTGAAAGTCCCAGGTACACACCCACGCAACACTTGTCATCAAAATTGAATATCACTGTGTCACCGGCATTGATTGTTTCTCCGCTTGTTGTCAGAACAGAAATGACTGTTTCTTTCTTAATCTGCATTCTCTTCATTCCTTTCAAACTCTTTCAATTGCTCCGCCAACTTCTTACATTCATCAGCAACATATTCTTCTGAACGAACGACATCGACACCAACAGGAAATTTACTTTCTATCATTTTTTGCATCTGATAAATTTCTTTACGGCTTGGGAATTTCTGTATTGCATAATCCAAATCCGCCTTATCTCCAGCGTGACCGCAATCGAAACCAAACCACCATAAATCACTTTTGATAGGATAATTTGAATTTGTTCCACCACCTGAATATGAAATACCTCCGTGACACTGGAAATATGCTTCAATTCGAATTCTTTCATCTTTATCAATACAAGCACCAAGCAAAGGGAAAATGCCACTTACTTCTCTGCCCCAAATATCTGATTTTTTAATTTCAAGATGGTAATCATAATTTTTTCCGTATAACGTATGATTCTTTGGAATGCCAACATATCCGCACCTGTGAGCCATATTTCCAAATATCACAACGCATTTATACCCTACGTGTTCAAACTCACGCTCGACAATGTAGCGTTTCTCTGCTTCATTACTCATTCTTCGCTTCCTCCACTTTCAAACTCGCATCATCACTTCTTCGGAACATAATCAACTGACTGTCAACATCCGGAATCTTCCAAGGGTCAAGGCTCTCGGTATCGTCAACCATGATAGGCAATTCCACACCACACCGCTTCTGAAACGCATTGCAAATGTCAATCTCCGTCAGAATCCTTGCTCCGTGGTTCATGTTCCGGCTGTAAGGCTCTCCACGGTATGTAAAGTCACAGCATTCTTCCGTGTCACCATTCACAAGAGGTCTGAACATCCGCACAGTACAGAAAGAAAGATACTTATTCACATCAGCTTCCAACAGTTCGTTCTTCTTCCGGCTGAATTTCTTTAACAAGTCAAGCTGTGCCTGCACATCCGTAATCTTCTGTGCAATGTTCTTGCGCTCCTGTTCCAGTTCTGTGATACGCTTATCCACACTCTCGTTAATGCTTACACTCGCCAAAGACTTATCAACCACAGAAATATCATTGCGGATCTGCTCTTCATCACCTTTTAACTGGATTCTGAGAAGATTCATGTCAGTGAATTTGTTCATGGAAGCTTCTTTCTCAGCAATCTGTGACTGGATAGCTTTGTATTCTTCTGTGTTGGAAATATCCACGCTTGCCGGAATGGAATTTAATGCATTATCGGCAATGGCAATCTCTTTTTCCAACCGCTCCACTTCATCCTCGGTCTTTTTCAGTTCCTCACGCTTATGCTCCAGTTCTTCCTGATCCGCTTTGATATGTTCAGCGCAGGAAGAACCCTCTTTAGTAATAAGTTCCAATTCATGTGCCTTATGCGTATCAAACTCCGTTCTTAACTGCTCTTTTTTCTCTTCCGGATATTCCTGTCCACAGTATGAGCAAATCAGAGAGTTTTCATCAAATTTAAGGCTTTTATTCAAATCCCAACTCTTCTTCAATTCCTGTCTCTTCTGCTCATACTGTGCGATACGCTTTTCCAGTTCCGTGATCTCTTCACGAATGGTATCTGCCTTAAGCAACTCTTTCTGATGCTCATTCTGAATCTGATTCAGTGTTGTGCGCTTCTCTCTTCTGTCCGCATCCAGTTTTTCATTTGCTTTCTGCTGCAATGCGCTCAACTGACCTTTTAACTCAATGATTCCATCAGACAGCTTATCGTAGGAAATCATGCTGTTCTGCGTATCTGTCTGCTGCTTAATGTTCTCTGACAGCTTATCCATTAAAGCTTTCTTTTTCAGTTCCAAATCCGCAAGGTCAATATCCACTCTCTGACGGCTTACCTCGTCAATTCGGCTTGGAATTTCATCCAGTAAATCCTGCAAACCTTTGGTTCCATTTCTTCCCCTTGTGCCGTATAACTGCGTATTGCAACGCTTTTTCAGTTCATCAACCGTTCCATCCTGCAGAACAGTCCTTAATGCTTCAAACTCCGGAAATTGATTGCAAATGTCATCATTACTGTGCTGACCGAACATATCAGCAAGAATTGCTCTCTGATCCGTGCCACCTTTCAGCAGAAGTGTCATGGCATTGATGCAAAGTGAAAACTTATCTTTTCCGCATACGCTTTCTTCCAAAAACGCTTCAAAATCTGCTGCCTTTTTTGGAATATCATTCACATAGTAATCCGTGACATTGCCGGTAAACTCGCCTTTCTTATTGAAGTTCTGACGGCATACTTTTTTCAGAACCTTGTCTGTACCGTCAATCTCCACGGTAACTTCTGCGGTAATATCTCCGTCGATGTCATTGCCGTCCTTATCGTGCGGTCTGATTCCGGTGATCTCTCTGCCGTTCTCGTCACGGCATCCAAAAATATACTGAATTGCTCTTTTGATCGTGGACTTACCTGTTTCATTTACACCGGAAACCTCTGTCCGGTCGTATAAATCAGTGTCCACTACGTTAGAACCATAGAATTTGCAGAAATTCTGCAAAAAGGTGTGTTTAATCCTCATTTTTCCTATCCTCCCAAAGATATAAATACAGTGAATTAACAAACATATAGATTGAGACCGGCTTGTCTGTCTCATTGATCTCCTTGTATAGCTCTGTGCTTGGGTTCATCTTATCAACAACCCACTTGATCGCCCGGTACACGCTTTCCTTGGTTGTGCTGTGTTCCTCTCCGATAATCCGGTAGATTTCAGAAAGTCTTCTGTTCCGATTCTCAAACATCAGCGTTTCGACCTCGATGATGTACTGGAATCCCGGCAAGTACTGTTTCAGCCCCAGTTCTACCAAGATTTTTCTTATCTTCCTTTCCATTTCCTCACTCCTCCGACTTTCAGTCTTCTGTTACGTGGATCATGTTGTCCTCTTCGCTGATATACAAGATTCCTGCATCTAACAGTCTTGCAATCAAAATCTCATTTGCACGGACGATGGGGATAATCTGTCGTTTCTGCATGAAAATACTCCTTTCCTAACCATTTTTTCTTTCCGGTATTGCGGTTTACAATTCTGTAATAGAATGCTGTTTCACGGTCAACTTCCCATTCTTTCGGACTGTAAAATATCTTTCCGATGCACCCTTTGACGGTAAACCGCTTTTTGGCACTCATACGGTGTCCTCCGCAAGTTTTCCTTGAATCCACCATACTACATCATCAAAGTTGTTAGCCGAAAAAGAAGTAGCACCATTAATCCATGTAAATATTTTCCCATCTTCAAATTTTGCAAAATATCTAGGTTTCCAAGGGTCACTGTCGGAATCTCTTACGTACACTTTTGTGTCCACAGGCACTTTCGACCAATCAACAGGCGGTTCAACATATTCCTGTTCTGCCCATTCCTTGAGTTTTTCTCTGCATCCGGGACTACAAAACATGCAATCATCGCAGTCAATTTCATTGCAATCACACAGTCTTCCTTCCTTATCAACAGCTATTTCAATGTCATTTAAAGACATATCAATAATCTGTTCCGCATACTTCTCTCTGTTCGTCATTTTCCGTTCATCCTTTCCAGTTCTGCGCTCCTAGTTAATATCCAGTCTGCGTAGTCACTTAATTCTGTCTTTGTATCTGCGTTCTTCTCTCCGTGGTAAACCATAAGTACAATTCCTACATCACAGTACTTTTCAAATAATTCCGACAAGTAGTCGGCTCCCACATGGATATTACCGTCCACAGAGTAAATATCCGTCACTCCCAAACGTTCCATCCGGTCCGTATGCCATCTGTCAGAAATCTGCATCAGACCTTTGCAACCGCCACTTTCCACATCCGGTCTTCCAGAAGATTCTTTCTCGATCATTGCCATAAGCATTTCCGGGCAGATGCCGTATTCCTCACCGTACTTTACACACGATTCCTGCGCTTCCTCGGAGATAAAACTGCCGGTTGTCTGTGCCGTGGATGTAAATGTGATGGAGAGTGCTATTATAATAGGAAGAAACAGCTTTATTGTTGTTATAATCTTTAATATTCTTTTGTCTCTATATAACATAGAGTAGAATCACCCCCGTGAATATTCCTAATAACCAAAAGAAAACCATAAGGACAACCTCAACTATTTTTCTCATACGCAATACCTCATAGCATATCTCCTTACGATATTCTCAAAGATTACTCTCAGTCTTACATTGTCAAAAATAACCGCAATCTTTGTAGTTCCCTCTTTGATAGCTGTTTTCGTGTTGCCGGCATCTTCCATACGCTTGATTTTATTGCTCTGAAGCCTTGATAAAACACAATGTGCTTCGTTTTCCAGTTCACCGTACATCTGATTGTAAAGTGTCTGATAGTCGATACCGCTCTTTGCGGAAATATTGCGTACCTTTGCATTGATGTCTGCTTTCCAGTCTCCGATAGGCTCTGTGAAAATTTCTTTCATGTTGGTGACTGTACTTTCCAACTTCTGAACCTGTTCAGCTTGTTTCTTCTGTTCCAGTTCCTGTCGTGCCATGCTCTCAGCCAGTGACATAACCATTTGCATCTGTGGAGAAAGTTGCGACCGGTTGATTACTTCCTGCTTCGCTCTGTCCTCTATGGTGATAAAATACTGTCTTGCCTGTTCCGCTCTTTCGCCATTTCCTTTCATGGAAAGTTTCTTCGCAAAATGGGCAGTGAGTTTGTAATCAGTTGTCGGATTGGGGTTAAAATTCCGTTCTTCATCAATGACGAACGCCCAATAATCAACGTTTTCATCTGCGAACTCATTTTCTACAATGTTGGTTTTGCACCATCTTGAATAGTTACGGCTGTCCAGTTCCAAGAACTCATACAGCTTCTTTGCGGTAGTCATTCCGTTCTCATCTACACCCAACGCAATCTCAATAGGTGTTTTCATGTTTGATGTTTGTAATTCGTTCATTGTTCTCCTTTCTGTGGTATACTCTCCTATAAGGAGGTGATAATTTGGTATACAATGGTTTTTGCGATAAGCAAAACAAAATGTACTCTGTTGATTTTAGGCAAATATCTGTTGGCTCTTTGGAAGATATTAAACCCAAATTTGAAAATGGAAGATTAGACTGCAAATATGCTGGTCTCACTGGTTGCTGCAACAACCCAAGGCAATGCTCCATACTTCAAAATATCAGCAGATGATGGAATGGCTCTCTGAAATATGGGAGCCTATTCTTTTTTGAAGTTAATGCTTTCGATTTCTCCTAACCCCTCCTGCATAATCCGCAACACTTTCATATCCGTTGCAAGATTAAGTGCATTAAGGTCAAGTGTCAGAGTAGGCACGTCATCCCCAACCCCTTGTTTTAGTGTGAAGCTTCTCACACCGTTGATTTTGTGACCGTCAATGAGTACTTCTGTAAAAACTCCCTCTTCACCGTCACACTGGTGAATCTCAATTTTTGATGTTTTCACTCTTCTCTCCTCTCTCGGAAGATTCATCCGCCATTTTTTCTTTTTCACTCATTCAATTAACTCCCTGTTTGTGATATACTCTCCTTATCTTTTTAATAAGGAGGTGAAATAATTTGGATTCCAAAGAATACGCATCCGCTTACGCTATTGCTAAAATCTGTGGATATACCGGAAGTTTTGATGATTTTAAGAACTTGTACACCCAATACTATTCAGAAATCGTCAATTCTTTGCCGGAAGAAAAACCGGATCAGGCAAAATGTGAAGCAGCTATCAATCCAATGCGAAATATAAGAACTATTTTTTAACTGCCAGTAGTGCCATTGAGAGAGAATCGAGGATTTTACACCGTTGCTGTATTTCTTCGATTCTCTTCTCATCTTTACAATATTCTTCTGCAATAATAAGTGCCATACACTCTACGCTGTCGGACAAAGTCATGCTAGTACCATCAATTTCAAATCCATATGGTTTTTTCATTATTTCATTCGCCTTCCTTTCTTGATGTGATATAAACTATCATAACATGATAGTTTTAACGTAAAAAAACTTCTATTTTCTCATTGTCGGTCATTCCAAGAAAGTTTCCAAGATCTTCACATTCAATAACCGTAAATGCAACCCTGCCGTTAATCTTTGAATTGAAGGCGGCTACACTCTTTCCGATTGCATTAGCGCACTGATTGTAATTTTTGTCACGCTCTCTGATAATGCCTTTAAGTTTTTGTGTATTCATTCAATACCTCCTTTCTTTCACTCCATGATAGGATAATATCACGGCATGATAGTTTTGTCAATCACGATGTGAAAGTTTTTCTTAAAAAATATTTACAAATCTTTCATGTCGTGATAGAATTATAATGTCATTAAAGTTACGGCAAGAAAGGTGGTGAAAATATGGGTAGCCAATTTTGTGACAGAGTAGCAAACAATATAAAGAAGTATCGAAAAGAAAAAGATATGACTATTAAAGATGTTGCATATCGTGTCGGTATTACAGAAGCAACAATGCAAAAGTACGAAGCAGGAAATATTAAAAAGATTGACATAGAAATGCTTAAGAAAATTGCAGATGCTTTATGTGTTCGCCCCGAGAACCTTACTGAATGGGATAAGGGAGAATACAAAAAACAGCACGAAGAAAATCAAGGAGAACGTTATGCGCATCTCATAAGGAAGTACAACCAACTGTCTGAAGGACATAAGCAAGCTGTACTTTCCTTAATTGATAGCCTTATCGAATGTCAGGAATCAAGTAAGATAAACTCCTAGAATGAAATCTTTGATTTCTTGACACTCACAAACTGGGAGGACTTCAAGTATTGAATTTATTTCAATCAGAAGTTCTCCTTTTTCTTTTTCCTTTTGATTGCTTTCCCCCATAGTACACCCCCTAACTTTCCGCACTTGGTAGCAATACATCAAATTATAGAACATATGTTCTTAACAATCAATATATTTGACGCACGTTTTTTATTGTTGTAAAATATCAACAAAAGAGGACGGTGAAAACGCCAATAAACACCGCCCTCGCCAGAACTTGAAGTCCCTTGAAACAAGGGATGTTACAAGTGTATCATGTGAAAGGGGGATAAAAAACATGATGAAAAAAGACCGAATCAAAGAAATTTCGACACATTTATCAGTCAACCGTACTAATTATATGTTAAGTTTTCGTGGAAATCTCCATGAATTTCTAAATGAACCGGACATGACGGTTTACAAGCTTGCTGATGAATCTAATTTGCCTTATTCTACGCTTAATTCACTACTGTACGGTAATTCTAACGACACAAAGCTATCGACCGCTGTTGCGCTTGCTAGAGCCTTTGGAATCAGTGTAGACGAACTGGTAGGTTGCGGAACTATGGAAGATAAGATGTTGGAATCTGTCAAGATATGCCGCAGTCTGCCGGAACACTCTCTGTACCTTATCCGTTACTTCATACGTCACCAAGATAAAATCTATTCCAGTCTTGAAAAATCGCACAAGTATATTTCTGTCCTTAATCCACAACTTATAAATGGAATTATCGCAACCACAAATGCTGTGGAACCCATGTGCATAGAAAATTTGCCGGAAGACATAAAATCCAAGGCTTATATCGGTGTGAAAATTCCGTGCGACTACTATATGCCGTTTTATCTGCCTGGGGAAATTATTCTTCTTGCTGCGGATCGTGAACCGCAAGACGGTGAACGATGTATTGTGACCAGTAATGGTGGGATATATATTGTCGTTAGAACACATATAATTGAAGACGGTGTAAGAAAATGGAGATATGTTCCGCTTATGTCTCCGAACAGCATACTCCCGGAAAATCTTATTGATGACATGATAGGATATGTGGTTGGTTTTGTCAACAATGACGGTGACTGGGGAATCAGATAAAGAGATTAAGAGCATGGCTTTTACACCATGCTCTTTTTTGTTGTTATTTCGCAAATATTTTTTATGACTGCTTCTGTAAATGGCAAGTTACATGAAGATGATACTCTTTTTAATAGATCTACGTTAAATGGATCAATCAAAAATCCAAAATTAAAAACTGGAATATATACAATTGGATCTGAAGCAGTAGATATTCCATCCGGATTTGATTCTGCTGGCATATTGATTGTAATTCGGAGATCTATATATTATACGGAAACAGCCGAAATGCTATATTTACACTATATTGATGCATATGGCAAAACAGCTCATTGTGTATATTTTAACAACACCTGGACACAATGGATTTGATTTATCCAAACATTTTAAGTGCAACAGTAGCCCCACCACGAATAAACCATTCTGTGTTGGCTTTGACTGGTAAAAAACTCATTATTTTAACCCAATAATAAAAAATGTACCGCTTGTATAGGTAGTAAGCTTAAATTTATTGTCTGCTATCGGTATAAAAGCACTACTTTGTGCAGACCCAATAAATGTATTTATTGATGGATATGTACCAAGATATTGTGTATTTTTTGTAGATTCATACAGTTTTTTAATATACGATGCAGGATATATAGTAGGGCAATAAAGTGCAGCTGTACCATTATTACATACAAAAAACAGGGTTTTATAATTTTTAAAGTCGTCATTTAATGTTATGTTGTTTGTTACATTCGCTGCAAAATAATTACTATACAATATAGTATGCTCAGTGCTTAACTTGCCATTTACATCATTAATGGCTGCATTAGTATCATTGATGTCTCTTGCACCGAATGAGGTTCCTACTTGCGTATATTCGGTAACATCGACAAAAGAAACAGTTCCATCGTCATTTTGTATTTGCTGATATTTTCTTAACTGATTTTTAGTTGTGTCTAATACATCATCAACATAGTTTGTTTTCAAATCTGCCATAATTATACCTTAAATCCTTTCTGACCGCCAAGCGTAAAAGCAAGCCGGTTCTGTGCTTTTCTTTGTGCTACTAACGTATTGTATATTTTTAACTGCAACGATTCTATCCTGTTCCAGTCTTCATATGTTGGAACCGATTTATTCTCTTTCCATGCTTTAAATTGTTCAGGAAATGAGAAAGTGGAACTGTTAATTTCTGCCAGCGTAGTTTCAAATAAAGTAACTTCATCGGCATAAATCAGATCTGCTTCAACCTTATCCTCTCCAAGATTAAAAGATGATATTTTATACATAGATTCTGCAGTGCTTTTTAGTTCCAAAAGATTATTTTTAATACGGTTATAATCTGTATATAAAAAATAATCTCCTATATACGTTTCACCATTCCATTCAGAAGACCAATTTGTTTTAGGATCTGCCCACATTATGCTTCCTCCACATCTCCAAACAATTCTATATATTTCTCTGTATCATTCAGCCCCAAATACTCTTTTATATCTTCTTTTGTTTTCGGCACTATTTCTCCGTTTGGATAAAACAAGAAAAAATTACCTTTTTCTGTTCTGAATATTTTTCTATTTGTCATTTCATCAACATATATTATTTCAGAAGTTTGCGTGTTATACAGAAGACCGTTAATTATTTTTTTCATTACAACCTCCTTATGTTCTCATTGCTCTTCGTAATTGTAATGTTCCATTAAAAGCACCATTAAAGTTTAATTTGTGTTTTTCCACTTCTACTTGTAAGCTGTTTACAATATCACTCTCCATGAAAATAATATCAGCAGCTTCCAGCACCGGATCCCCTCTGTATTGAACATCATAAGAAATATTATTCGCATAATAATTTCCAAGCCATTCAGCAACAGTCCTTGCATGATCTTCCGTTGAAATAAGTTGATTTTCACAATACCTTATTTCGCCAGAGTTGTTAATTGATTTCTTTAGATATACGTTATATTCAACTACTTGCGGTGTATTATCCTCTCCGTTTTGAAATGTATATATTTTGACAAAAACATCTTTTGTTTTTCTTTCTGCGTATCCATAAGGATTTTCTGTCATGGAGTCTTTTTTCAACTCATAATCAGATAAATCTCCAAAACTGATTTTATCAATCAAAACTCTGTTTTTGGGGTATGCTTTTGTTATCTCAAAACGTATACTGTCGAAGTTTTCAAATTCATCATTTAACAATGATTTTTCTTTCAAATCACTATATTTGAAAGTCTTAAGAAGTGTGTCTCCATTATATGTAGATACTTTTATCTCTTTTGGAGGATTACCCTGGAATGAAATATACAATCCATAATACGTGTATGCTGCAGGAAGTTTTAATGTAAGTACTGGATTCTCCGAAAACATTCCATTTTCATCAGAAACATTGCTCGTAACATATCCTGTCTGTTCGATGGCTGTACCTGTATTCCTCGGAAGAAAAAATTGTGAACCATCTACACGCATAAAACTTCTTGTCAGTTCTGCATATACATTGTTGTTTCCGTATAATACATTAGTGGCATTTCCCCACCACGCAGTTCCGTTTGATGTAACCTGCATATCTGCCGGATCTATAACATTTGCAAAGTTGGCTTTAATATTTACTCTTCCGTCAGAATCTACAAATAAAATGCATCTTGAAGCGTTGCACAATAATTGCAAGCATTCTTTGTGAGGTGCTTCCGGCATTGGATTGTGTAGGCTCACATCTCTTAAACAATCGTCAACAAAATACTCGTCAGGCTCGAATCCGGCATCTTTTAGAATGCTAATAGCTTCTGCATATGCTGTTCTATCGTATATTTTGTTTCCTATTGTATAGTTGTCTTCCAAAGTTGAAAGAACATCATTCGCGGTGAAAGACATTTGATTTTTTTTAGAGTTCCAGTCAGTCAAAAGCATCGTGGCTTTTTTATGCCATTCCACTGTTTCGTCTGACAGGACCATTCCGTATGATAACTCCATTTTTTGTCCAGTTTCAAGAAAGTTGATAAAGGAATTATCATCGTCTACATTGTATACATTATTTTTATCCAGTATTGTTACAGATAATTTTCTGTATGGAATCTCCGCTGAAATTCCATTAACAAATTCTTCAAAAGATGCTGTTGACACATCATTATTTCTATATGTCAATCCAACACCCATTACGATTTTTTCTACTCTAAGCCGTTTATTTCCTCCGACCATAGATATAGGAATTATTTGTATATTTGTGGTGTTTCCGATTACATCTGTTGTTGAAAAATCGTGTTTATCATTTGTATAAGTCAATTCTTTTTCATCTGTAACAATTTTGAAGCTAGTCGGGTAATATTTTCCAAAATCTATTGTAAGTCCTTTGATGGAATACTCTTGTGGAAATGCTACTTTTACAGTTTCCATTACGTTTTGTGTAGTTAATGGGGCATTACGTAGCTGGTACAATCCGCTTGTCTCTCTCGGAAGAAAATACATTTGACCGTCTACACGCATATAATTTTGTTCCAAGGTAGCATATTCCGTATATTCTGCATCATTTCTAAACGGCAAAACCTTGTTTCCCCAGTATGCGTAATCACCGTCAAAATGAGCCGTATTTTGTGCATCACCATTTACTACACCGAGAGTAATTGATATGTATGCCCTGTCTCTTATCTTTTTCTGCATTGCAGACTTATAAGCGTTAGAAGCTTTTATCATTCTTCCCACCCACAATCAATTAAATTGAATTTACACGTTTCATAGTTCCTATAAAAAATATCATCCAAAAACAACGGCTTACCGGTAGTGTCTCCTGGATACATTGTGTGTGTATGCCTTACATTGTCATCCCCGGTAAACGTAACCAGCACAAAAAATGGTTCTAATGCATCTTGCATTTCTTTCCATGTTTCCGCATCCAATCCATTCCATTGAAGATTATTTATCTTCCACAATTTTCTTCCGACTTTTTGACCGACAACTGCAGCATTTACATTTCTTCCTGAATCAACCGTCTGCGACCGAACTATTTCCATTCCTGGAGCCGGGCACGGAAAGCGTACTCCGTTTACTATGATGAAATCACTTGCTCTTGCTATCATTGTGTTTTCCTCCATAGAAAAAAGAGTGGGAATAAATCCCACTCTTAAGTAATAATCTGTAATCCCATAGCTTTCTGACCCCTTAAGTTTGCCCTTGCTATGTCTCTATCACCGATATTGACAGATGTTTCTTTTGCAAGTAACTGCTTAAGCAGGTCAATCTCCTGTTGCATCATGCGCATTTGCGCTTCTGCTGTGGTGTTAATAGCATCTTTGATTCCGGTGATTTCCACTCCACCGGCAACCGCTGTTTTGCCGCCTACTGTCCCGGCAATCTCCGGTACACCGTTCTCTCCTGCCATAAACATTGTGTATCGGCTCGGAACGTAACTGCCAGTTTCAAATTTTGGGATAGTGATATGTGGAATGCCAGGAATATCAATATTAAAACCAACCCAACCAGCCGCGTCTCCTAATGCTTTCCTCAATCCGCTTGTCATGCCGTTTATGGCATCAATTACAAGGTTTACGCCACTTTCTGCTATGCCAGCTATCGCATTCCATGCACCCTTAAAAATATCTTTGATTCCGTCCCAAGCAGTTGACCAGTCTTTTGTAAATACTCCGGAAATAAACTTGATCAATCCGGAAAATGTCAGTTTTAATGATGTGATTGTGTTCCCTATAAACTTAAATACAGTTTCAAACATCGGTTTAAAATCTTCCCATAAGTGATTTACTAACGGGGATAACACATTGTTCCATAGGAAATTAAACACTTCTATAACAGGACTTACTTGTTCTACAACATAATTCATTATATCAATAATTGCATTAAACGCTGTTCCAAGCACACTACCTAAAGCATCTGCTAAAGGAACTACTACATTTTGCCAAAGCATTGTAAGTATGTCTGCAACAATTTGAATTGCAGGCTTTAAGATATTTCCAAGAAATGTTCCAAGTGGAACAAGAACACCATTCCAAAGATTTTCAAAAGAACTTTGCAATTTTGGAAGCACTTCTTCTCCAACATATTTTAATGCCGGATTTAGCATATCTTGCCATATGCTTGTGAATGCAGTCTTCAAAAATTCTCCTATCGGAGTGAGGATATTTACAAGTCCTGTCCATGCATTCTGTAAATCTGGTATAACCGTTGTTGTCAAAAACTCCATTGCAGGAGTGAGGTTATCCGCAATGGCTGAAATTGATTCCTTGAAACTCTTTCTAACATCCTCATTTGTTGCATATACAAGTGCAAGTCCTGCTACAACCGCTGTAATAGCTGCTGTTGCAGCTACCGCTCCTGCACTAATACCACCAAACAATCCGGTTGCTCCTGCCGCTGCGGCTCCATCTGCTCCTGTTGCCGCTCCAGTTCTTAATAGACTTCCGAGAATTGTTTCTCCGATTCCGGCTCCTGCATTACCGCCCATTGACAAGACAATAGAATCTTTGATTGCTTTCCACAGAATATCTCCCAAGCCAGTGAATTTCAAAAGTCCTATTGCTGTCAGAATCGTGGTTTCGATCGGTGCGGCATCGAAACTTCCTTTCCATAGATCGATTGCCGCATCTATGGCAGTTTCTATGAAATTTCCGGCAGATGTAAAGATTGCTGTCCAATCCATTCCGTCCAAGAAACTACCTATGTGTCTTCCAATTTTTTCCCAGTCCACAGAATCTATTGCTCTTGTGAACCAGTCAAAAATACCAGTTACCAGTTTGGAAGTATCCATTCCGGCAACTTTAAACCATGCATCAGAATCAAACTTAAATGCATACGCCAGATCTTCTATAATATCTTTTACTGGCTTAAACACCTTGCTTACTTTGTCAGCCCAACTCATAGCCGTATTCTGCATTTTATCAAACGCTTCCTGCCATACTTTTTCGTATTCAGCAGTAGCATCCATGATTTCCTTGGTAAGGTCAATTCCTGCTCCACCAGCAGAAGAACTTCCGCTTGAACCGCTGTTAGTGTCACCGATATTTAATTCATCAATACCAAGTGTGTAACTTTTAGCCTTTTTTGCGTTTTTTCCAACTTTATCCAGCGCATCTGCCGTATCTTCCAAATCTTCATTGTACCCGGATACACCTTGACCGAATGACGAAAAGTCAATCTTGATTCCCAGTAAATTTGCCACACTGACAAGCAGTCTCTTAATCGCAATTACGACACCGTTAATGACAGGAAGTACTTTCTGTAATACCGGAATAAACAACTGTCCCAGTACCATACCGGCTTCTTTTACGTTGTTGGTAAACTGACGGATCATATTACTTGGGGAATTGATTGTATTCGCCAAGTCTCCCCATGATACTTTGGACTGGTCTAAGATTGCCAGTAGACGCAACTGCTGTTTCTCTGCCTGTGACATTTCAGATACAGCCTTTTCAATGCCGTATCTGTAAGCATAAGTCTGTAAGGTGGCATTCGTTATATCAATACCATACTTATACAGTGCTCTTGACTGACCAATCAAACCGGACTGTAAGTTAGTCGCAACTGTACTGAAATCCACGTTAAACAGGGATGAAATATCCCCGGCAAGCATTGTCATGGACTTTGAAATTGCCGTAGTGACTTCTCCTGTCTGCCCTAAAGAGTTGGTAATAGATGCAAGTTGTGAAGCGTACTGCGTGATCACCTGTAAATTCAGTCCCAGGTTTTTCATTCCGCTTTCAGAAATCAATCCACCGTCTACATCTACTTTCAGACCTGACATTTTACCAAGCAGTTCATTTACACGGTTTCCGAAACTCTGCGCATAATCCTCTGCGTTGTCGTAACCGAATTTTTCAAAATCCTTGCCCCATTCCTTGCCGACTTTATTAAACGCTACCGTGTAGTAGTTAAATGCTTCGATATAGTCCGTGGTTCCCTCTATGGACTTCCACAGACTTTTGATTCCACGAATCACAAGGAAATAGGTTGCGTAGAATCTGCCGAAAGCCGCTGCAAGACTGAATGTGCTCTTCGTGGCTCTTTTTGCGCTTGCCGTATAGGTGTTCAGATTCCGTCCTAAAGAGTTTGCGGCTCTACCGGATGCCGCACCGGTAGATGCCAGTCCTGCCAGTGCATTCGTCATGCGGATAATGTTCTCACTTACATTTGGAGTGGTTGAAAGAGTTGTAAATAACTGCTTCAAATTCTTTGCCAGTAAAGGAATGTTCGTGATTGCTCTGCCGGATGCCACACCACCAAGTCTTGAAATCGAAGATGCTATGCTTGCAATATCCCCTACTCCATCTACTTTAGTTCCTGCCATGTCTGCAGAAAAAGTCTTCAGTGCAGAAGAAATCCTGCTTAATCCGCTTGTATCTATTTTCCCCATTCTGTTAATGGAATTTGTCAATGTGGATATGTTCTTAATACCGCTCGTATTCATGGAACTGGCGGCATTTGCGATACTCTGTATGCTATTAGAAATGCTTGTCAGTTTGGATGTATCAATGGACAAGCTTCTCTGAAAATTCGTAAGACTTGATGCAAGTTTGTCCAGTGCATTTTTAGCTTTGTTCGCATCCGCACTGATTTTTATTTGAAGATTATCAATATCTGCCATACCGCACCGCCTTTACCGAAATAAAAAAGGAAGTGTCTGCCACTTCCAAGAAAAGAGCGGTAAGCTGTGACACCTACCGCTCCTAAAATTACTTTTTGAGATATGCCATTGTAACCGCACCGATTTTTCCGTCCACTTTGATACCGACACTTTTTTGGAATGCTTTTACTGCATCAGAAGTGGTTTTTCCGAAATATCCGTCAATGTTCGTCTTACCTTTTGCATTTACAGACGGCATAAAGCCTTTCCTTACAAGTTCGTACTGCGCCCACTTGACATCGTTTCCCTTCATCATTGCCAGACGCTTGTAATAAAGAAGTCTTTCCGGCTCTGTATAATGGTTTCTATGGCTTGTAGAATCCTCATATACGGCATCTAACTCCTTGTACCATACATTCATGTCTACATTGCCTACAATGCCACCTACACGCCCTTTAGAAGTGTACTGCCAGCCTACCATGTTTGGTACTTGCGGTTGATACTTCACATCACACTTGCCGTTATTCTTGCCGTACCGTGCGATCCACATGGGATAACTCACACCGCCATAAGGCTTAATATATGTTTTGTAAAAACTTTCCCCAGTGTATACACCGAATGCCAATCCTGCATCGGTAATGACCTTTCCGTAAGCATTGATAATAGAAATAATATTTTTGCCAAGACCTTTCATAACGGCATCTTCAACATCAAGATATACTGTCACTTTTCTACCGTTAAGAATAGTAAGCACTCTTCTTGCATCAGATCGTGATTTTGCAACCGTTGTAATATATCCGTATTCATATACTCCGTGCACATGGACATTGTGCTCTTTACAACCTTTCCAGTTCTCTTCAAACTTCTTGTCCGGGTTCAAATCCTTACGGATGACTTTCAGAATAGCAAAATCAATACCGTTCTGTTTTACCGCCCACCAGTTAATCGTCCCCTGGTATGAGGACACATCAATTCCTGTTAAACTCATGTTTGTTTCTCCTTTTTGGGATGTGATAATTCAAAATTAGCCTGCATTGCCATAAGTCCTGCGAGGAACGCTTTTCTTTGCTTTTGAAGTTCTTTTTCATCATTAGCAATGTCCGCACGTTCCATAATAGGCTTGTCAATATACTTCGATTGTGCTTTTCTACCGTTTAGGCAATGGTCTACGGCAACAGATGTTGCTGCCAGTCCATATTCTCCCCACCACATCCACATTTCTCTGTCTCTCTGCTTCATTTCTAGATTGTACGCTTCTGCATAAGGCTCTAAATCCGCAGGGCAGGAAGAATCTATATCTTTTACTGTAAATCCGTATCCTTTTGTGCATAAAAGCCACATAGGACGTACTTCTTTACAGTATATTTCCCATGTTAGTTCTCTGACTTCTCCGGTGCTTTCTTGGAGTTCTTCTCCTGCTCCTGTTTCAGGAGCTTCGCTAAAAAACCGTTTTCAAGCAGTTCTCCTTGCACATCAGCAAATAATTTCTGAATGTCAGATTCGTCAGAATCGAAATAATCATCAAGCATGGAATAAACCTCGCTTAACTTTGCTTCTTTCTGCTCTTTGTTGTAAGGGTCGAAACCGTATTCATCAGAGTGGTATTTCTGTAAACCTACAAGAATCAGTTCCGGCAGTAACATGAGAATGTTATTCACGGATTCAATGCCGTCTTCCTGCTTTTCAAGGTTTGCCAGTTTCTTAATAATGTTGTTTTTTACGGTTGCTTCGTAACCAAATTTAATGTTCAGTTCCTTTTCTCCAAATTTTACTTTCAGCATATTTTATCCTTTCCCCAACATTTTGTTGGAAAGGAGCCGCCCGAAGACGGCTCTCTTTTTGCTAAATTAATGTTTCATCTACCGCTTCATCAAAGTCAGCCACGGCAGTGTTATTTGTTTCTGACTGACTTGCTATTCCCCCGTTGTCAGTGCAACGGTAGCATCCAATCCCTTGTATTCCTCAATGGTAAGATTCATTTCGATCGTCAGAAGTTCGTTCTGTCCGATTTCGGGTTGTGGAATCTGCTCGGGCGGCTGTGCAACAACAAAGAAAGATTTATCTTCTCCGGGAATAACGGTTTCAAACCACATTCTATTTCCACCAGTAAGAGCTTTATAGGCTGTGATAAGTGCAGTCCATTCAGCAACAGTCTCTGATGTAAAGTTGACTGTGACTGCAAAAGAACCGCCAGTATCTGCACGACCTTTTACATATCTGGTGATTGCATCTTCTAACGCAGAAGCATCAATCTGTTCCGGTTCAATGTTGATGCCGCCAATGGCATTAATTCTTGTAAGTTGCTTAAAACTTGTAGGTTTTGTTCCGGCGGTTGTCTCTGTACCATATCCGAAAGTAATACCTAAAGTAGAAATTCCGGCTGCTGCCATAATTTATACCTCCTTAAATTTGCATAAAAAAATAGAGCCATATGGCTCTAATAGTTACAATGTATCATCAGCACCTACTGTTCTTCTGAACCGTGCAGTGCTTCTGTATGTGTCCTGCGAAGTATTATTGAACTCCGGCATGGAAGTTATTTGAAATCGCAGACGTTTGAAAAGACCGGCAACCGTAGACATGATAGCTTCGGCTTCTTCTTGACTTTTGTTGGTTATCACATCCACCTGGTATGATGCTGTGATTCCATTAACCGAACGTGCTTCAAGGTCTTGTCCATTCTCTGTAAATGGCATAGCATGAAAGTACACGGTAGGGAATGTAGGGTCTGACAAATCCTTACTTTTGTCCGTCACATAAGCTTTAGGATGGCTCTGCGGTATCTTCATTTTTAAGTACGATGCAATCTTGACTTTGAAATCTGATACCCACTGATATTCATTATCCACTACCAAACACCACCTTTGCTGTCTGTGATACAATATCACGAAGTTCTATTGCAGTCAGGTACATAAATGGTCTTGACGGCATACCTTCCGTAAAATACCATTTACCGTCATCCGCAGGATAAAACCATCCATATTTTCCATCCGCAAGTTGCCTTATGGTTTTTCCGCTTGCATACTGCCAATCAACACCTTCCGGTAATTGATAAGGATATGGTGACTGCTTACCGACAACACCAGTACCAAACTCTACGAAAGCCGCATGGTCTGTACCGGCAACCACCGCCCAAACACCGCCACCCTTTACAGAGCCAACGTATTCCGCATGAATGCTTTGCAAAAGTTCCGATGTAAAGATAGCATCAATGTCAGCAATCTGCACTTTAGCAATCTCTACGCCCTTTTTTGCCAGTGTTTCAGCCAGTAGCCTGCATTTATACTCTAAACTATTTTCATAGTCTCTAAGAGCCTTTACAGCCGCTTGTATGGACTTTGGGTCAAACAGGTTAATGTTGATTGTCTTTCCCATATTTTCCTACCATTTCTTTGGAATAGTCACATCCGTGAATCCATACACCTTTTTCAGTGAAAATTCCATTTTCCAGTTTTGGAATAGTTAATTTTTCTTTGTCACCTTCCATAGTCAATCACCTACTTCACCGTCTTTTGCAACAAAAACAAATCTGCTGTCAGTCCCTCGTCTGCAACGCCTTTGACAACATAGTCCGCAGTCTTGTTGTCCACAAGTCCGTCATCGTCACGACCTACTTCTGACTTCTTCCAGATAACGTCCCCTGCCTTAATCGGCAAATATCCCTTGTCGGTAACAATCTGACAATACGAACTGGAATCATCAATACCAAATTCCTTTACCAGTACTTCCGACAGCTTATTGCTGATGTTGGCGGAAAAAAGGACGGGTTCTAAAAATTCCGTAATCGTTCCTTTAATTGACGGAATTTTTTCACCTGCCACTTCATCGTAAATAATGTTACCGTTTTTGTCACGGTTATAAATCGTGACTTTTTCTCCCTGCCGTGAGTACTTCATGTCCTGCTTGTTAATGTCAAGCATCTTTCTTCACCTGCTTGTAAATCTGATTTACACCAGTGCTTGCCAAACCGGAAACAATTCCGACAGCAATCGCATTCAGTACATCATTTGCCGGAAAATCCGGAATAACATACATTCCTACTACTCCGAGAATGCCACCAACAATGCCGACAACAACCGGGATGTAGTTATCCTTAATAACCGGAATCAGCTTCGCTCCAATACCGGCAAGATAGCAGATAACCACGATTGCAACACAAGTTCCTACCTGTGAAAAATCCATAATTACTTACCTCCATTCTTCAATCTTATTTCTTTTATTTCTTCATACATTTTAGTTGCCATTCCATTTCCACCAAGCGCATGATAAGCATTATACATCTCTACAAAATTCTCATACGCATAGCTTGGAATTTCTCCCAACTTCATGTACTTATCGTGATACTCAATAAGTTGCACACGCAAAAGAAGCATTGTTCCCTTGCTGTTCGCATCCCTATCTTTCTTTTGCTGCTTTAGGAGCCAGACGATGTATCCTAATAAAATAGGCAGAACAATCGTATACGTCTGTAATAAAAAATCTTTCATTTCATATCTCCTGTTACTTATTGTTGGCACACCGCCCACCACCCTTAAAGTGTGCCGCCTGCAACCATATTGTTGATGTCAGCAATAAGGTCACGCACAATCTTCTAAACCCCTCGATTTCGATGGGGTTATAAAATTTTTGCAAATGGAAATACGCCAACAAACAGATTCTCACGGTCTCTCCATGTTCTTGACACTCCATTCTCTGAATAGCTTGCCATGAAGTTTTCACCGGCTTGCGATCTGTCATACACGACAAGATTAACCACCACGGACTGAAATTTTTTCATATCCGCAGCAATCTTCTCTTCTGTGTAGCTTTCCGGGTACATTCTCTTTGCTCTGATGTCGGCTTCTGCTTGAATGATAAGTTGTTCCAAAAGAGGATTTTCTTCCAAATGGTCAAACACGACCTCGGAGCTTTCAAAATCACTTTTAGAATCAATATGAAATTGTTTCAGACGGATTTTTACTTGCTCCAAAGTCGTATATTCTGCCATGTGTTACCTCTTAAAGTTCAAACTTTTCAATTAGAACCTTTTTCAGTTCTGTGCCTGTAAGTGCTTCTGCATCTGCAATCCCTTGCTCTTTTGCAAATGTTTGCAACTCCGCAGTGCTCATGCGGTTAATTGCGCTCTTTGTCGGCAATTCCTTGCTTTCCTCTGCATTATGGTTTTCTTCCGGGATTTCATCTCCCGGAAGATACCAGGTGCCGTTGTATTTCACCTTATGGTCAAATTTCATCCGGCGCACCTCCTTAGTAGCACTTAATTACATAGGTGCTATCCATTCTCTCGTAGGAAGGCAGTACGATTTCTGATACTGTAGTCTTGGTTTGTACGGGATCCTCTGTTACGCTGACAGCAACAGCAACACCAGTATTCACAAGTCTTACATCTGCGGCAGGATTACCCATGAGTGTACGCTCTTCGGGAGTAGTGCCGTACCATGTACTACCCAGTGCACCGTTAGGAATAAGGGTCGCAAATCCATCAGGATAAAACTTATGAGCAGTTCCGCTTTCATCCTTGTACTGCTTAGTGTATACAATGATGCTAATGCCAAGTTCGGTAGAGAAAAGTTCCTTTACTCTCGCATCGGTCATAAATACATTTGCGGTTGTATTCTGTGCAAGAACAGCACTCTTGATCTTTTTGTTCTGTTTTAAGTAGTTCATGGTCTTCTTAGAGACAATCATGATGGAAGGTCTCTCGCCAGTAGCTTCTTCTACGGCATCAATGGCTACGGAAACATCATCCATAGGATCAGAGTTCTCGGTATCAGACCACTTATCGGTCGTAGTTGTAAGTTCTGCAAAGTTGTTGGCTTTGTAGGTTCCGTTAGGGTCATAGTTATAAGCGTAGGTTACACCGTCAGCCTGAATGGAAATCTTAGGAGATCCGTCACTGGGTGCAAGCAGCTGCATAATCATACGTTCAGGAACTACATCAGCACCTTCCACAAGAGTATTTGCATCATCAAAAATTCTGCTTAATACTTCTGCTGCGTAAGGGTCTGTGCTGTCCTTAATACGCATGATTTCCTGTTCGTCCTGTTCTTTGATAATCATAGATTCACGGAAGAATGCCATTTCTGTCTCTTGCATCTTGAATCCTTCACGGCTTCTGATAGTGGAAACTGCATCAAAATTAGATGCTTTCAGGGTAACAGGAAGTCCATTAGAAGTCTTAATCCACTTCAAATCCAGTCCCATTTTCTTCTTGGCGGGGAATAAGCCGGAACCAAGATATGCAATTTTATTACTTGCAACTTCTGTATGCACAAGTGCGATTGCTTTCGCATTGTAGGCATCTCTAATGTTCATTATTTCCTCACTTTCTACCGCTATCTTTCAGCGGTCAGCGGCTACATCTGTCTGTAGTCGGTTTCAGTTATTCAAATACAATCAGTGATAATCCTGTCTTTACACCATCGGCAATGGTAATACCTGCATTTGCGTTAGCATTTGCTTCATTTACACAGGCAAAAGCCTTAATGATAGTTCCGTTGGGGTTGCTATCGTAAACATCGTTAAGCAAAATACCTACTGCTGCATCATCGGTGCTTCCGCCATTTACTTTCTTTCCTGTCGCACTAATAGGATTACCAGCCTTGCACACACCATTAGTGAAAGCACTTGCATCCAGTTTAATAGGAACAAATAATTCACCGCCCAGCTTTCTCTTAAGAATTTCTAACTGGGTAGTTACACTTGTTTCAGAGAATTTCATTTTGTGTACCTCCTTATAAGTACTGGCTAACTACAGCTTCGGCTTCTTTGTTTGTTCCAGCTAAAGTCTTGCCAATCTTTTCAGCCGCTTTTTCGGCTTCTGTTTTTTTGTCATCTTTTCCACCGCCAGCAATTCCACCTCCAGGATTAGTAGATCCGTTTGCAATCTCCTGCTCCTTGGCTTGTGCCGCAGCAGTCTCTTTATCAGAGATAATTTTTCCGAGAACTTCGTAGTCAAAACTGCCGTCATCTTTGATAACCTGTGATGCCTGTTCAGCAGAAATGTTAAACTTGGATGCCGCATTGCTTCTCTGTTCCGCAATAGCCTGTGTCTTTTCAAGTTCTGCGATTTTTTCATTTGCAGAATCAAGGTCTTTTTGCAGTCTTTCCGAATCGGATAAACCCTTATCTTTCATGGCTGTGTATTCCTTTTCCATCTCACGCAGTCTTGTCAACTCTTCACTGTTTTTGTTTGCCTTTGCGTTTGCTGCCTGAACATCCTTGCTATTCTCAGCAATGATTTTTTCAATCTGTTCATCAGTCAAACCCATGGCTGTCAGTTCTTCTCTCTTCATAAATTACCTCCGTTATGTCCTACGAATTTTTATACGGTGCAACGACACCGATCGACATTGCCGGTTTATACGCTCACGGCATTGCGAATTTTTATAAAATAAAAACAGCTACCTATTTCTAGGCAACTGTCTTATTTTGCATTTGTTTTACAATTTCCTGTGCTTTTGCCATCTGCTCTTCCATGTTGATAATGTCAGCAGTTTTCCACAGAGCATCAAGGTAAGGTTTGGAAAGGTTGAAAGTCTTCTCGCAATCTCCCCAAAGTCCAACCGTTTTGATTGCAATAAGCGGATGAATACCACACTGCAGAAGTTGTAGTAATGTCTGCGACTTAGTATACATATTATCTTGTGGACTGTGGTTGATCTGCACATCAAAATCTCTAAGAGTGATTTTCAGATCCTCTTTCTTAATGCGAATAACATTCAGCGCAACCTTGGCCAGTCTCTTCTCTGCTGTCTTAACAACCGGATCCTTAAGCCTTGCTCTTGATTTTGAAAAATCCCATCCGTTTCTCAGCTCAACCGCACCCTGCGTATCACCGCCAGTGTTTCCTTGTTTGTTAGGTATTCCCAAAATCGAAAGTGCGCTGTCTGTTAAATCATCCTTGGAAACCTGTGTCTGCGTTTGGTCAAGTTCCTGTGACATCACATCAACATCAGACTTGTTATCCTTGTTAATGGACTTTACAACCAATGCATGGTTCATTTTCATTTTTTTGAACTGTTCTTCGTCAACTTCACAGTTTACAAATTTGTACCATGCCTGGATAAACTGCTCTATGCCGTCCATTCTGTTTGACTGCGTATTATTGATTGCATCCAACAGATCTATAACAAGTTCAATATCAGACAACCGCTCATGGTTGTTCGGAAATTCTACAATCGGAATACCACCAAATCCATGAAGTTTCCATGTATCAGGAACAACCGCACTGTTTTTTATCTTACATTCATAGGATTCTGTGTAGCAAAGTTTGTACCACTCTCCATTTTCATCTTTTAATTCCTGTACCGCCAAAATCGGTTCTTCGGAACTGCGGTTGTAAATGACAAACGTGTTCAGAGGATTAGGTGCAACCACACGGATAGGCACATCTCCATTCACAATCTGAATAGCTTTGAATGATGTTCCGGTTGCCGACTGCCACTCACCAGCTTTTATGTCTTTCTCATGCTTATTTGCATCTGCTAAGTACTCATTCAGTTCATCTACTGCCTTATTTACAGCTTCATCATCTTTTCTGCTGACAAACTGAATAGGCTCTCCGTAAGTCTGACCAACCTTGAACTGTACCCACTCATAAGCATGATTCTCAACGATTTTGTTCGTTATATCCTCATTTGACAGCTTTGTTCTGTATAGTACCGGTTGATCTCCTTTGTAGTACTCCCACAAGTACTTGATAACCGACTTATTGTAATTAAAAACACCTATGCAATCACCAACAACCTTTACAATGTTGTCTTTGGTTATCTGCTCCACATCCGTATATGCAATTTTTCTACCGTGACAACCCTTTACAAGGTCTTGAAATTTCATAGTGTTCATATTTTCACCTACATAAATGTCATTCCGCTGCTCTGGTCTCTTTTGGGAAGTTTTTTGATTTCACGTTCTCCGGTCTCCGTATGGTAAACAACCATCTTATCGCAATTCCGGCACTTATATGTCTTGTCGATGTGTGATTTTGAACTGCATTCACCGACCAACCTTCCGCATCCCGGACAGTACACTCTAATTTTTTGGTTAAAAATCATAAATACCTCTTTTCTGCGCACAAAAATACCGCCCACATAACGCAGACGGTATTTCCGGTCATTCACCTTTTAGGAGGATTAGAAAGCATCTTAAATATTTTCTTCAGTTTAACATTACCATTTTTTATATATGACATTCAATGACATTGTTCATTCAAATACCCTTCTCCGTATTTCTTTTCAAACTGTTTCAATGCAGTTCCGTGAAGTCTGACAACCTGTCTCCATGAATATTTCATTTCTGTTGCGATCACTTCAAAAGTTTTCTTTTCGATGTACCTTGCGAACAGAATATTGTATGTGTTTTCATCTTCCATGCTGTCTATCTGCTGTATGATTTTCTCTTTTTTATCGACAAGTTCGTCCACCATGCCATCTATTTTCCGTTCCATTTCATCAATTTTGGCATATTTTGTTCCTATTTTGTCAAAATTCGGTGTAGTCTGTACCCTTTCACCGCTTTGCGTAGCAGATATGCTTACCGCCATATCTTTGAGTTGTGCGATTTCCGTGAGTTTATTATTTATCATACGATTAAGGCGGCTTATCTGCCCTAAATATTCTTTGGTTGTCATATCAATACCTCCGTCCGAAAGAGAATGGGTTTTGAATTGCTTCTGCTCTTGCCATTCTTTTATTTCCGTAAATCATGTCACATAGTTGTGCCGTAGAATCTATCCCGTCATCATGCTTCATTTTCCCTTCAAAAGTAGCAGACAAAATATTTTGAAAATACTTTCTGTACTCTTTTGTTTGATATTTCATGTCCACAAAATGAAGTTTTCGTATGTCTGGAGCATGATTTTTGATTCTATCCATTTTTGCAGTCTGATTGTCTGCCGGATCATGACTTGTGTTAATAGGATATCCGTCTTTTTCCCATATCTTTTCACAATCTGTACGGTATGCTGATGTTGTCTTTGTTTCCTCAAAATGGACTTCTGCTGTCTTATTATTAAATTTATCTAAATGTCTTTCCATTCGTGAAGTAACTTCCGGTATGGTAATTTCCTTATCACCGTCATTGTAGACAACATCAGTGATATAATGTTCTCCGTCAATCTCATAGCAGATAGGCATTGATACAAAATCACCGCCACCATAAGCAGGGTCATTAGCTGCAAATATCCTATCAGGTCTTATTCCTTCAAGTTCTGCCGGATTAAAGAAATTCATCATATCGACATTGAACATCTGACCTTTTCTTTCAATAGGCTCCTGTTGATACTGTGCAAACCATGATGCCATATCGTCATTGTTCTCAAAAGATGCCATACGTCTTTTGTAATCAAGAGTTGTATATCCCAAATGATACGGATAATCAAAATTGCTATCTCCGTTTTCATTTAGTGCAGGAATAATAACCTCTCTGTGCCGTATGCCTTTGTATTCAGGATCATTTTGTAATAGGTCTAACCGTCTACCTTGAACGTCCTTTTTCGCCCAACGTGTTCCTATCCCCAACAATTTAGCCTTTCCAGGCTTAATTCTCGGCATAAAGTTGTTGTCGAATTTTCCCCATACAGTATTTTGCCTATCTTCACTCAATGCTTCATCAATACCGCTGAATAAGTCATCATAAACTCCAAGCCCGTCACAGTCACAAGCACCATTCAATGTTCCGTAAATGCTTCGCATGGTAAATGTTGGGTATGTCTTTTTACGGATAAGGTCTACTGTCAAATCTTTTCCATCAGTGACTAACTTTTTCTCAACTATGTTTGGATATATTTCAGCATATGTGTATGTCGGGTCTGTAATCATTTCTATGATGCCGTCATAGTAACCACCAGTAATTTTGTCCGAATATGCCGAATACAGATTAGACCGTTCCGGTCTGTTAGAGCCGAACCACAGATTACCCATTTTTACTATTTGTGTCTTACCGATTCGTCCGGGACAAAACACCATTCCTTCATCAAGCACATCATCGTACAAATCTTGAATAAGCTGTGCTACCTGCCGTAATGGATTTATTCTCGGCTGATAAAATCTCTCTTCTACCGGTCTGTTCTTTTCCATGTATAGCATGAAGCTTTCAAATCGGTAATGTGCTTCAATCAGAAGAGTTTTGTAATAGTCATCAACAAGGCTGTATTTTTCTTCATGTTGTTGGCTGTATTTTTCAAGGTCAAGTATTCTACCTCCTGTCCTTTCCATGCAAAAACGCTCTACAATGCCTTTAGAACGGTTTGTTATCTGTAAGCCATAAGTTATATCCTTTTCGCCATTTATAGCCACTCTGCAGGCTTCTATGTACGCATCAATGACCTGTTCATCAATTCCCTTGCGCTGTATGTAATTGTCATAGCTGTTTACTGCCGATATAAGGCTCTGACTTGCCAAAAGAAAAAGCACCTCCACGCTGTCGCAGAGATGCTTATAGACCTCTGCCTATAATTGTTCTAGGTTAGCGACCAACTCTATTTGTTAGCCGGTGATTTTGTTTATGTTAATTCATCTGTACGCCTTGTCATTTGAACCTGTGTTCCATTTTCATCTGTTGTGCATACAGTTACACCACTTTGTATGGATTGAAGAAGTCCTCATCTTTTCCAATTTCAAGATGCTTTTTCAATGCAAAATTTGTTATTCGTTCCCGATTAAACGAATTACTGACAATATAACTTGCAAGTTCTCCATCTTTCCATCCGTCCGTACTTGTCATAGAATCATAAATCTGCTTATATTCTCCGGTCAGCTTATCAAATTCAAACCAGCCTAAGTCAAGTGTCACTCCATAATCATAAAAACCCCTGTCACACCACTTTCTGACATAATACATTAACTGCTTATACGAAAATCCAAGCCTTTCAAAAATATTACCAATAGTTCTTATGCTCAATTCCCGATCGCTAGAATGTAATTTTCTTTTCTGCTCATTCAAGCAAGCTCTGAAAAATATTTCTTCTAATGGCTTCATTCTTCCACCAACTTTCTGCTCACACCTCGTATCCTGCCTTGCGGCACTGCTCCTTTATGGATTCCGGTAACTCAATCCCATTTTCTTTTACGTATCGAACCATTTCCGCTAATTTCTCATTGCTGATTTTTTCTATAATTTCAGAATCTTTCAGTCCTGATTCTCGCAATTTTAATATATCGTTCCATTTTGAACCGTTTATCTTACAACAGTAGTCACGACTATATAAAACGTGACTATGTTTATCAAACATATTTGTGCAGTCAAAAGCAATACCAGATAATCTTGAGCAAAAATGGGCGTTTTGGCAACAATCACATTCCGTATCTTTTTCAACATACTTTCTCGGTTTATATTTCTTAAAATCTTTGCATTCAAAATCTAAATCTGTATCATTACCTTTTGTACACTCATAAATGGGATATTCGTCCCCTGTTTCTTCGTCAAAAGAATAATTGACAGAACAGTATTTGCAAGCAGAGCAGTCTCTAAACATATTTACTCATCCTCTTTTAATATCCGCCATTATTTTCACTGAGCCATTCTTTCAATGCGACATGCGCCCTTGCAAAACATAATTCCATGTCCGTATCATTTTCATGTACGAGAATCGCATCATCACCATCTCTTCTACACTCAGGATAGTCGTTTGCGCATCCTCGTTTGTAAATATAGATTCCCCAGTCACATATCTTGCTATATGTTATTTCAAGATGCATCGGAAAATCTTGTGTCTTTTCATCAAAAAACTTTAAGAAATCATTCATCCTCATATCCTCCGTAACCCATGCAGACGGAATCGAACCGCCGACACACATCCTATGCGGATGCCGCTCTTCCACTGAAGCTATGCATGGGAATCGCACAGTAAAACCTTTTATGGCTTGCGCTTGCCATAACCAAATGTGCACCGCCTACTTGTCACTGACTATCCACACAATCTCACAGTCTTGTCTGTTCTCTACTTCATAGGCTTGGTTTTCGCTAAACATATGTGGCTTACGTTTTAGCTAGGGAATAGTTGCCGTGGGAGTCGAACCCACCCGACCCAAACAAGGTACGACTACTTTTGAATCTGCAAATTCTACTCGCAGAAGTGTTTTTCGTTAACCGATAATGAGCAACTACTATCCATACATCTCCCATCGACCTGAACTATTGCAGTAGTGCCAGACTAAGTGGAGATAAAGATAAACACGCCCGGAAAGTATCGAACTTTCGTTAGAGGTTTTGGAGACCTCTTTCTGACCAACAGACAGACGTATATAAAGTTTTCACGATTTTTTGAAACTTGAAACGGTCAAACTTTTTCATTGCTTTCCAAAACAAGAGGATTTGTCACCACCTCAACAAAGTTACTTTCTAGAATTTTCACTTCTCAATAGCAACCACTGGTCGAATCCTTCATCGACGCACGCCGTACACAGGATTTGAACCTGCAAGCCTTTTACAGCCAACGGTTTTCAAGACCGCTCCCTCACCACCCGGACATACGGCAAATATAGCAGTGTAGTGGAACTGCTATATCCGAAATTGCTTTTGCCACTACTTTGTACAATCTCATGCGGACTTTCTATACCGCTTACGGCAAACCTTTTCCCAGGTTGATTGTCGTAAGTTTAGCGCAGATACAAGGACTCGAACCTTGACAGCATTTCTGCTGGATAGCTTAGCAAGCTACTGTGTTACCATTACACCATATCTGCGTATCGGTGGTTTTTTACTTGGTTATCACCACCCAAGGATCTTTTAGTCAGCCGCAAGCGGCTCTATCAAGTTCCCATGAGATAAAACATTAACCGGTGTATTTATCCCCTATGCTTCTGTAATAAGCATACTCGGAGTGTACTTGCAACAACACCTATTGGGATGATGGGACTCGAACCCATACCCCACGGCTTAGAAGCCCGTTGCTCTCTCCATTTGCGCTACATCCCAATGTGCGTTTCCATAAGCTGTATGCCTACATTTAAGGCGCTGACGCAGCGCAACACTTATGGCTATTTTTATTTTCGCAGGGCATCCGCCAGTTACCTGCTAGTTGGTTGCGATCCAACATCGTGGGGAAAGAAGGAGTCGAACCTTCGGTGTTTCTAATGTCACGGTTTTACAGACCGCTGCAATCGCCACTATGCATATTTCCCCAAAACCTGTGCCGTATAACCACGACTAAACTTCTGGCACACCTATCTGCTACCTACCGATTATTGCAATCACGGTATCGTCTTATCGACGCAGATAAAGTTTTTCACCGCTATATGGTTGCAAGGCTTCAAGCGGTTACGTGGAAAACCCTCACGAGCCTTGCGACGGCTCTTAACAGCATTCCGCTATGAGGTGAAAGGAGTATTCCATGTAGGTGGAATATTCGCAGATGGCAAAGACCGAAAGAAGAAAACATCTGCGAAACAGGACTACCAGGATTCGGACCTGGGATGCAGCAGTCAAAGTGCTGTGCCTTACCGCTTGGCGATAGTCCTAAGCTCCGGGAGAAAGACCATCTGCTCCCGGATTATTTTTGTGAAACACCCTATCTTTATCTAAAAAAAATTGTCACGCCTGTGTACGGTACTTTGAAAAACTTTGTGTTGTCAAACGCATTATTCCATTTTTCGTTTCCCACACACAGGCTACATACACTCTTGATGCCTTGATTTCTCTGCCACATATCCAATGCCAACACAACACCGGATATTCGGCAATAACAATGGCTTTATGAATTTAACCCATTCAACATTGTGATATGGGATAATTCGCATAATCTCCGGTAACCACATAAATTATACCCACATAAAAGTTATTCCAAAAACAAGAAACATTGCGAATGCAAATAAAATTATTCCGTCTAATGCTGTTTTCTGTTTAGGAGCATAAAATGCACTTGCTATTGTGAAAAACGCCATTACTGCGGTTGTCATTATTTTTAAAATCATGAATCCGATCATTTTTTTTCGTCCTTCCTTCAATTTCATCAATCATTGCCATTACCAGTGATTTAGTAAACTGGCTATTGTTGTGCATTTTAATCAGCAGATTGCCTTGCCGGATAAGATACGACCAGTCATCATCCGTTTTCGGATTAGCACACTCTTTATGTATTTTCCAAACCTCTGTGTAGATCTCTTTAATCTCCGGTGGCAATTCGCATTTCTCCTTAACTGACAAATCTTCTTTAGGCTCTTTATCAAGTCTGCTCTTTTGGTGCTTCATCTGACAGCTAACCATTTCCGTAACGTTCTCACGGTCTCTCTTGATTCCGTGACCTTGCAGAAACAACTCGCATTGCAGGACTTCACCGCATTTTGAACATTCGTCTTTTATCTCTTTCCCAAATATCTGCATACGCTTAATCTCTACCAGTGACTACTGCTCTTAAAAATACTCCGATGATGAATATGATATATACCCATGCAGGAGCATGTAATTGAACCAGTATCCATGCTAAAACTATGTAAATGAAAATCATGTGGTACACCTCCTAAGGGTCTTTTTGTTTTTGAGGAAATTTGAGGGACTAAGTAGGGGCTGTTCGCTGGTCCTGTCAGACCCCCTCCCCCGGTGTGCTATGCGGCTTTTCAACTATGCGTTAAACTATTCTTTCACGCAGTCTTTATTGACACATCCTTAACTATCCCATGTTTCCGCATGTTTTTGCTGTTGTTGCTAATCATTCGCATCTATGTTGTTACTGTCATACGCTCCGGAATCGGTCAACATTGATGTATTTTGTCCATTTGCACCGCCTAACTGTGGCAAATCCGAAGCGGTTAAGGCTTGCTTGCGGTTCTGCTGCTCTCTGGACACGCCAGGAAGATTCCACCCGTAATGCCTATTCAGTATTGCCAGGATTCCAACAGGGTTTCGCTTTGCCGTGGCAAGTTTTGCGCTCAAAGATTCTTCACGGAAATCCGATATCTTTTTGCCGATGTCAGAACTTAATGGACTTGATTTCGTTCCCTCGTCTCTCCAAGTAGCTATCGTATATCTGTCTATACCTGTTAATAAGCTAAACCCTATTGCAGATACTTCTTTGTCATACATCATACACATATATATATAATAATCACATATACGATTAATTAACTTATAGTTATAAGCGTTATAATTACTATAACCACCTAAAAACCCGTCTATATTGTGCATCTCTTTAGATTTAAGACAATCCGGATCATTAAAAGCATGTCGTTTGATATACATAAGCGCAGCATTCCAAACGCTTTGAGACTCTTGTCTAATATCATCGATTTTCTGATCCTTGCAGAATTGGGAAAGATATAGCTCCATGTCATTCTCATATACCTGGGATGTTTCTGTATTTTCAACTTTTTCCATTTCTGCTCCTCCTGAAAATCTGCAATAAAAAAATCACAAGCATCACTCAATAAACCTATGTCTTTTGATCTCCTCCACAGATCAGGTAAAACATAAATTTACAAAAGTGATCAACTAGTGACTTCTGATCGGTTCCGGTCTGTCGGCTCCGGTGGTCTTGGTTACAATCTGGGCGGCTGCAAATCAAGAGGGGGTTTGATCTGTACCGCTGTCACTCGCACCGTGTTAGCGTCGGCTCCCTAACTGCTTTTATCATACCACAAGACCTATTTATAAATCTACAACAACCTTTTACACATTTGACAATTTGTTATTGTGGTATGCCTACCGGTGATTCTGAGCATATAAAAATCATTCGATTAAAAAATATCATCCGGTTAAATTTGACAAATGGGATTATTTAACAGACAGACAGGTAATTTTTGCAGATGGGTACATGGTGGCAGCCGGTCGGCTCTAGAATTTATATATACTTGGTATATCATTGTCTTTCTGCATTTATTTATTTTTATTTTATCTAACCTTTATTTAATCTAATCTCCTTTTATTTAATCTGCGTCTACAAAATGTCTACAATTTGTCTACAAAATTTAGCACGTTAAAATATCACAGTGAAAATAGATCAAGAAAAGCAGGCTGTTACACCTGCTTAATTCCTGTTTATGCTGTTGCTCTTTCTGTTCTTCTTATCCGTTCCGCTCTCGCTGTGATCCGGTCAATTAGTGCCCTGTCACCGTATGCGGTTTTGTTGGTAAATAACTCAGAATATGTCATGCTCTCCAGTGCTTGGAGCGTTTCCGCTTGCACCGTCTCCAGTGCTTGGAGTTCTGCCAGGTTAAATTCTTTCAGCCGTTCGGATTCGGTGCTTTCCAGTTGATCCCGGTAGTACCGGAAGAACTGCCGGACGTTTGAGCGGATCCGGGCGGCTTTCTTTGCTGTGATCTGCTCCGGTGTTCCTTTCATGTCGTTTGCTCCTTTCGCTTGTTTGTATCTTAATTATATATTACTCAATTTGTAATGTCAATACATTTTTATAAATTACTCAATATTTTTCATTTTTGCTTTTATTGCATCTAATATATAAGCGTTTAGGCTTAAGCCGTCCTTTTCTGCTGCTGCTCTCACCTGGTCCCTATATCCATTTGGTAGCATGACAGATACCCGATCATATTTAGATTTGTTGTACTCGTTTTGCTTATTATAACGCTGTTCTAATTTTCTTTTTGCTTCCAATAATTCCATTTTGTACACCTCCTTTTACTTATTATATTATACTCAATTTAATTTATCAATATATAACATTCTTTTTGTATAAATTACTCAATTTATTCATTGTTTAATTGTGCAATATGCTATTTTGTAAAATATTACTCAATTTATATTGACTTATGCAATTACTCAATATATAATATCATTAACAGCAGAAAACAAAAGCCGCCCGGCATCCTACCAAGATCCACCGAGCGGCACCAAAAAAGAAAGGCACCCATATTATAACACGGGTGAAAAGGTAAAGCAATATGTATAACTATTTAGAAGCTATGAAAAACGACATTACAGAGTGCATCAACGACAACATCAATTTAGCAGATTATGCAGACCGTGACGAGCTGGAAAGCTACTTAAATGATGAGCTTTTTACAGAAGACAGCGTAACCGGAAACGCAAGCGGATCTTACACTTTTAGCAGAGCACAGGCGCAGGAATATGTTAAAGATAACATTGATCTTTTAAAAGATGCTTGCAAAGAGTTCGGAACAGATGCCGCAACGGTTGGAGAATGGTTTTTATCTGAGGACTGGGAAAAAATGGACGTAACAATTAGATGTTATCTGTTAGGGCAGGCAATCGCCGAAGTTTTGGACGATATGGGGGAAGAATAAGAGCATGGAGAATTTTATATTACTAATTTTTGCAATGCTCGCCGGGTATGTGCTCCGGTATTATAAAGAGTTGAGCAAGTAAGACAGGCTTACACCGGGGATCGTGTCCCCGGCTTGCTCTTACCCGGAAACGGGAAAAATTGAAAATATGGAGGAAATGAAAATGGGAAAAATAAATATTGATATGTGGTACGGAGACAAGCCGGAACAGGTGACAGGATTAGACATATATTTTAATGATTTAGGCGGATTTTATTCCGGCAATCTTCGCATTTTTGGGAAAATTGTTGGTGATTATTACGCCGACAGCGTGCAAGACATAGAAAAAGCATTTCCACACCTTGCAAAAGATATTGAAAACTGTTTGAATTAACCGCCGCAGAGGATGCCCGCCGGATCACTACCGGCGGCGGTTTTATGGGTAGATTTTACCCAAAAATTAAAAATAGGAGGTTGCCAGGATGAAAGAAAAGAACCTTGATCGGCTGTATAAGCTTCTGGATCGTGCGGAACGAGAGCACGACACGGAGACAGCCGCCGCCCTGCGTTGGGCAATTTTTGAAATTGAAAACAGATAAAAGACGGCTTGCAACCGTCTTTTTGTCGTGTTCCGTTGGATCTGCTGCCGTCTGGCGGTCTATTTGTGTTACTCTTCCACCGGATCCGGTCAGATCCTGCACCAAGGTATATTGACGGCTTGCGCTGTCTTGGTGTACAATCAAATATTACAAGGGGGATTTTTGCAAAATGCGAAAAGTGGGAATCGGTCATGTGTATGACATTATGGAGAGCGTATCGGATGCCGGGGAACGGCTGGAAACAGTTATAAGGGTGGAGACTGCAGCCGGTGGTCTGTCTCCGGAATCTGCGGAGCTGTTGCGGTCTGCGTATGATTCTATGCTTTCGGCAGTCGGAGACCTTGCGAAAGCTGCGACACGGTGACCGGGTGACCGGTCCAGGACTTGCACAGCAGAAGCACACAGATGTTCCACACCTTGAATCGGTCTGAAAAAATCTGCGAAAAAACTCTGAAAACGGATTTTTCAGCTTGAAAAGTGCTACCCCGGGGGGATTGAAAATTTTTAGCACGAAAATTGTAGAAAAATTTTTCTTTCAAAAACCTCTGAAAACGAGATTTTCGGTTGAAAATGCAGACCTACGGGGGTATCAAAAGAAACACATTAAAATTTTTTACGAAAAAAGTCTCAAAAAATGAGATTTTTAATAAAACCTAGAGGGGGAAATGTTTATGAAACGAATTATTCCATTACTACTGTCTTTATCACTTCTTGTCTGCGGTTGTGGATCACAGACAAACACCGTAGACCTTACGCAGAAGCCACAAGAAACACCGAATGTATCACAAGTAGAGGAATCAGAAACACCACAGCTTTTTGACAAGGATGTTGATATTATCTTGTCTGCTTACGATTTCAACAACGTAGGAATCGAACAATATGTGGAAGATTATAAAAAAGATAATCCTGATGCTGTGGTAGAGGTATATGACGATGACCACTACAAATTGACAATTAAGGAATCAAAGAGACAAGCTACACTAGATGAGATATTGAGTAAAAATAATCTTAACTCTACGTTTCAACAAATTTTTTCTGATGAGCAATATGCTTCTCTAAAATCAGTAGACTACAACGATGATTTTTCAGAGTTTACTTTTTACGCAAATAAGGAAGAATACGAAGCTGGCAATCCTTTTATTCCTTTTGGTGTAGCAATTATATGTGGAGTACTAAGTGATTCAATTCAAGCATACAATTTAGTTCCACCTGAAGACAGGGACTTTAATGTTCTGATTGTAGACCAAGACACAGACGAAGTTATTTACGACTTATCCGAGCATCAAGATAATTGATTTTAAGGGCATCCGCAAGGGTGCTCTTATTTTTTTATGTTGCGAACCTACTTTCGTCATGATATAATATGTGTCAGTTAGGAAGTCTTGCACCACGTCCGGAGAGTGAAAGCTGATTAGACAGCCTAGATTGTAACCAAGACCCGGAATAAAGACAGACCAAAAAAAGATTGGAAGTTCGCTACTCCAACAGTAACAGGGGTAGTGGGCTTATTTTTATGCTCTTCTGCCCCATGACAATGTATTTGTTGGAGGTAGAAAATGTTAGTTGAAATCAAAACAGTAAACAAAGAAGAAGTAACCGTTGTAACAAGCCTTGATGTTGCGGAAACGTTTGGAAAAGAGCATAAACGTGTCATGCAGGACATAAGAGAACTTGATTGTAGTGAAGAATTTAGAGAGCACAATTTCGTGCCTATCTCTTATACAGATAGTATTAACAGGAAAAAACCTATGTTTGTTATGACAAGAGACGGCTTTACTCTTCTTGCTATGGGATACACTGGTGAAAAAGCAATGCAGTTCAAGGAAGCCTATATTAAGCAATTCAACGCAATGGAAAAAGCTCTTATTGGCAAAATACGGGAACGTGAAAAAGGAATTGGTGTCCGCAGGGTACTTACGGATAGTTTGCAGAGGACTTCCGAAAATGAACGGATGCACGGTCATGCATACTCTACCTACACCGATTTGATTTATAAATCAGTATTCGGAAAAACCGCAAAGCAATTACGGATTGACCTTAATATTGGCAACAAAGAAAACATCCGGGATTATCTGACTGAGGAAGAACTACTGTTAGTTCAGAATGCAGAAATGCTTGTAAGTTCACTGGTTGGATACGGTTGGGGATACGGAGAAATTAAGGAATTTTTGGAAAATAAGTCGGTGAATAAACTGGTCGGATGATAGACGCCCTAGATTCAATCTAGGGCATTTTTATTTTTTTGAAAAAACTCTTGACCTGTATCTCGAAACATTATATAATGTATCTCGAAACAAGGAGGTGATACCCATAGCACCTAAAAGCAGAGCCGATTACTTCAAAGAGCGAAGAAAGAAAACAAAAAATTTTAGTGTTGAAATCGAAAAGGAAAAGTTTGAGAAGTTAGAGGAAAAACTTTCCCAAAAAGGATTGACTAAAACGAAATGGTTTAACGAAAAAGTTGATGAAGAAATCGGAAACTAAAAAAGAAGGAGCAGCCATACCCGCAAAGTAACCGGCTGCTCCTTTACCCCAAAAGGATTATGTAAATTATAGCACTGCATCTTCCTTTTGGCAAATTATTTTTGATTAAATGGAGGAGCTGAAAATGAGAGAAGAACTTATCAAAAAAATTATCTGTAACCTTGAAAATACCAGCATTCATTTCCTCAAATGCATATTGGCATATACAAATATACTTTGTGATAGATAAAAAGAAAGGAAAAATAATATGGAAAATATTGTAAACGTTGAAGGAACAGAGTTAGATGTCAGAGAATACAATGGTCAGATGGTTGTTACTTTTGACGATATCGACCTTGTTCATAAAAGACCAAGTGGCACGGCTAGAAAAGCGTTTAATAGAAACAAAAAGCGCTTTATAAATGGCGTTGATTATATTGTTTTGGAAAAAGAAAATTCTAATGTCCACCGGGTGGACATTAGAAATATTGATATTCCAAACAGAGGTATTACTGTATTCACCGAAAGCGGATACCTTATGCTTGTAAAGCCATTTAAGGATGATTTATCATGGAAAGTTCAGAGGAGCCTTGTCAATGCTTATTTTGCATTAAGAAATCAACATCCAGCACCTACTTCCACCACAGCAATCGAGGAAAAGCCGACATTAGAGTTTGAAACAGACTGGTTCTGCATCAACCGTGGCAAAATCAACTACATCTGCCGTTGCTACGACATTACATCAAAGGAATATATGCACCACTTACTTGAAGTTTTGGGAAGAACGTATAATTTTGATGAAGCAAAGAGAATTTACAGCGCAACGACCGGGAACTGGAAATGTAGAAATTCCGAAGTAATCACATACTTCCCACAGCTTTCAGACCTTGCATCTAAAATTCTTCAGAAAGACTTAGAGGACTGCGCAAAAGAAGAGACCCCATAACAGGGGTCTTTTCTATGCCATTATTTGAGCGACACCGTGTCGCTCAATTATTCTATTGTACGTTAAACGTACCGTAGAAAATTATTAGTGTGGCAAACAGTCACATTGCCATTCCAACAAGTCCACTTATCAGTTCATCAGCCAGCGCAAACACTTCTCTGCCGTAGGTTGCCAAAAAGTCGGCAACAATCTCTTCTGTCTGAATGTCCATAGTCAAATTGTAGGACAGGCAGAACGCATGACACAGTTCATGGCACAATACACGGTCATAGAAATTGCCATGAATCATGTCTGATATGTAAATATCTCTTGTGTTTCTGTCTGTCATTCCAAACGTATATGTACCATCAGAACGCATCAGCATAGGACTGTGACTGCGTACAAGCCTTAAATTCCAGTCCATTCCATTTATCGTGAACAACTTTACCACCTCCAACATAAAAGGGGCTAAATAAGCCCCTTAAGTGTGTTATACAATTTTTGTTACCAGTGTAGAAAGATTGTTTCGAAGTACCGTCTTTTCTTCCGGTGTTGCATCGTTGATGATTTCCGTCATGTCATTTGCCAGTTCGGTCATGTAGATTTTCAGATCACGGACTTTAGCTTCCTTGTCCTGCTGTGTATTAGCCTTATGCAGTTCCTTATTTTCCATATAGGTTCTGCGGCTTATACCGCTTCTACCCTCTCTTGCATCACGCATACCAGCAGACGTAGAAGATGTTTTCGTGTAGTACATACGTCCCATATCTCTGTCCATGTCGCGATACATTTCCGGTGTCATGTGGTAGTCCGGCTCAATATATCCTCTGCGGTAGGTTCCCTGTCCTTTAGGAGCAAATCTGCCGTCAGCATAGCGGTAATGGTCATAGAACCGTCTTCCACCGTCACCGTAACGATCAAACATTTCCATGTTTTCGTCTGGGTCATATTCCTGCATGGTTTTTGTCAACTCACGGTAGTAGATTGCTTCGGATAAGTCTTTCATCATGTCGATGACTTTTCCCATTTCGCAAGTGTCTACATGGTCGATGCCCTTGTCAAACTGCGTTTTAGCGCATTCAGAAAGTTTTTCAATCATTTCATGCATTCTCTTAACATCCATGATTTTTCACCTCCTACGCTTCACGAACGGCAATTAAATTACTGTTCTGTACCTCAATAGCCTGTGTGGAAGTGTTCTGAACCGCTACCGTACTGCAGCACCCACGAGGAACATCAATGTAAGCCTGCGCAGATACATTGAAGAAATTCTCTACTGCTGCCGGAGTTACAATCATTCTTGTGGACTGTAAAGGTTCTCCGTCTACCGCCAGCGCAAGGGAGATTTCCTCAACAGTTCCGCCAGTGGGAATCTGAATGTTGCCGGAATAACTTACAAGGAATCTTGCACGACACTGATTAGTGATACCTCTTAACTTTACAATTCCGGATCCCTCTCTGTGAGTGATACAACCACTTCCATTTACGGCAGTTTCGGTAAACGCGACATCTGCTCCTGCTGCCACAGTCTGTAATGCTACTGCTGTATATTCAGCCATAATAAATACCTCTCTTTCAAAATCAAAGGGGCAAACCATATAGTCTGCCCCATGTTGTCAGTAATTCTGCATAGCAGACATAACCTTAAGGTTAAGTTACTCGATATGCAGTTTTAGCATCCGCAGCCAGTGTTACATCCGCATCCGTAATATACGTTAGGGTTGGGAACTTGGTATGCAGGAATGGGTGCAGGATTCACAGCGTTAATAATCTGCTGTGCCTGTGCACTCATGGCAGTGGTCAGAAGAGCATTCTGACGATCCTGAGAAGCGGCTCTGCGCAGATCGTTGTTCTCTGCCTGCAGAGTAGCAATCTTATCCTGACATAAGTAGTCAAGGATTGCTCTTGTACCGGCATTCTGACTGTCGATAATATCACGAGTGTTGTTATTCATGGTGTTCTGCAATGCGCAAGTATTCGTTGCCATATTGTAGTTTACACCCTGGATAGCTTCACGGGTATCGCAGCAGCACTGCGCTAACTGTGCCTGTAAAGCATTAGCATTCTGCATTCCTGCTACGGTGTCGGCATTGATAGCCTGTTGGATGCCATAGCCAGTCTGTAAAATGTTGGTATTTACGCCATTGAATCCGGTAAGCATACCGTTGTTTACAGCGTAAAATCCGTCACACAGACCGTTGTTGATTCCGTCCAGTTTACCGATGATAGACTGGGTGTCGAACCCTCTTTGCAGTGCAGAATCGGTGTAGTAACTGGAATTAGAGCCATTACCGCCCCATCCATTACCGCCCCAACCGCCAAAAGCAAAGAAAAGGACAAAAATAATAATCCACCATGCACCATCGTCACCCCATGCACCGTTGTTTCCGTATCCGCTGTTGGCAGGCATAACAGGCATGGTAAAGGGAGTATTGTTACTCTCAAACATAATTTTTACCTCCATATAAGATTTTTTATACTTAATCTTGCAAGAATTTAGTATCTACTTCATGGGAAATTGACGCTTGAATTTTTCAAATTCTGAATCAAAATCCATACCACGTTCCTTGGCAATATTTCTTCCTAACTGCTCTACTCCGGCAAAATCTCCTTTTTGAGCCATACCCATTATATTTTTAGCCATAGGGTTAGACATGATCTGGCTGTTCCCCATCATATTTTGGATAAACTGCCGGGGACTTCCCATTCCTCTAAGCATCTGCATAGGATTCATCATATTCATTCTGCATCATCCTTTCTTTGCGATTGTGGAGTTTTTCTTTGCGATTGCGAAGATTTCAACTGCTCAATCTTTTGCTCCAGTTCATCGAAACGCTTCATAAATACCGCTGTGGCTTCGTCTGATAGGTCAAATTTCGCCTTTTCTGTGTCAGACGGTAAACTATTAGGGTCTGCATCTAAAACAGGCTTGTAGAGCCTTGTATAGATTTTCCCATCTGCTCCCCAGGATTTAGCATAGATCTCCGACAGGTCCTGTTTTGGGAAAAAAGCTGTGTTGCCATCCATAGGAACTTCATTCGGTGCTATGCACTCTTGTGCCGGTACAATACGACCGTACATCTGTACTGCGTTTTGCTGTGGCTGTTGCATAAACTGCTGTGGTTGGAATTGCTCCTGTTGTGGCATAAACTGTCCGTACATAGGTGTTCTATACTGCGGATTGAAATAGTTCGGATTCATAATCGGCTGCGGCATTTCTGTTCTCCCTTTCTTCCATTGATTCTATCTGTTTCGCAATTTCAGCTTCATCAAGTGTCTGATATGTCGGCTTGTTCATAAGTCCCAACGGACTGAAATTCATAAGCATTACCCGTTTCTCCTAAAACTTCCTCGATCACATGAACCATGATTGATTGATACTTAATCGGCACTTCCCTTGTACGTTCTTTGCTGAATATATGTTCCAGTGTTTCATCTGAAAATTTGAATTTTCCCATAAGGTCATCCCTCCTTATGCTTAAATTTTGGCATAAAAAAAGACGGTCTACCCGTCATGTATCCGTCACATTTCATTCACTATAAAATTATTGGAATCTTTGCAAAAAACTCCTTTCGTTTTAGGCTTGACTACTATTTTGACTACTATCCGACTACCCGTTGCCCGGGAATGCCCATTTTATCAGCTTTTTCGAGTGGAAGCAAGGGGGCTCGAACCCCACTCTATTCCTCTTACTTTCCGCATATTTACTGGCTTTCTAGGTGTTTTTTGTTGATTACTTTTGACTACTTTCGCAAAAATAGTAGTCAAATCACCTTGCCTGTAAATCTGGTATACTACTCAAAATAGACGATTTCTTTTCAATGGTTTTCCTGTTCCTATGATAGTGTATTTCTGATGTAATAATATCTGTATGCCCCATCTGATCCATAACAAGTCTCTTATCCACATTGTTATCCATAAGAATAGTTCCATATGTCTTTCTTACTTTGTGCGGTGGCTTTGGATAAATTTTCAATTTCCTGCAAAGCCTTTTCTGCCTTTGTCTAACCGCCTGTGCGGTGATCCTAATATCATTTTTGGTAAAAATGTAATCTCCAAACGGATTCATGTGTTTTATTTTATCGCAAATCCATACATAATCACTTGGTATAATTGCTGTTCTGATTCCTGCCTTGGTTTTAGGATACTCTTTTACTTCAACAACATTGTTTCCGTTTTCATCTTTATACTTCGTCTCCGTTCTGCGAACGTTAAAAGTATTATCAGAAAAATCGGAATGCCTTAATGTTACAACTTCTCCGATACGTACACCAGTTAAAAACATAAGCAATATCGCAACATTAGAAGTATCAAGGTGGCTGACAAGATACTTAATCATTACATCAGTTTCATATTCGTCGAATACTTCTTCATAGTCTTCTTTTATTACTTTTTTAAAATCACTATCAGATACGTCAAGATTATCAAACAGTTCTACGATATTAAAATCAATAAGTTTGCGTTTTTTCGCTCTTTTAAGAAATGTTCTTGTAATTCCTTTTAGACCGGAAAATGATTTAGGTGTCAACTCTTTATCGGCAATTTCTTCCTCTAAAAAATCCCCCCATTCATCTTCTGATATTGATTTTATTCTTCGCTTTCCCAACTCTCCATAGTGTCTGAGAAAATATCTCTCGTCTCTGTCGTATGTTGCTTTACATATCTTTTTAAGAGACAATCTCCGGTCTTCACATTCGTAAAACACTTCTGTAACTGTTGGATTTTGCTCTTTTTGGTAGTAAAACTCAATAACTTCTTCTTTGAGATCTTCCTCGCTTTTCTTTTTTACAAGTCTCCTTCCTTTTTCTTCATCTGGCAAATAAGTTCTCCAGTATCCGTCTTTGCCTTTGTTGATTGCGTATTGGTGTTTCTTCAGATACTCCTCTTTCTTTTTCATTTCAATGCTTTTTTGCAAAGATTCCGTGTCAATCATACCATTGCTAACGGCATATTGCAATATTTCCATATCAGAAAGTTCCAAATCTATCACCTTCTAACCGCTCAAGCTTATTTTTTATAGACCTAACTCTTCTTTCTACAGTAGTTACAGAAATGGAATGTCTAAAGGATATTTCTTTTTGAGAAATTCCTTTAGACAAATCCCAAAACACTTTCTCTTCCTCTTCCGTGAAATTGGCGTTCCGGAAGATTTCTTCAAGTTCTGGCTTAGTCAGTTTTGACAACTTCATAAGCCATTCTCCTTCGCTAAATTTCAGTTTTGTTGTGTAACGTTACACATAATTACACAAATAATCAACCAAACAATTTCCGAAATGCGCAATCAGAAGAACTTATAACCCTGTCCCAGTCAAGTTCGCATTTGCAGTAAGGACAACAGGAATATTCCCGAGCAACTCCCATGCCACATTCTGCACAACGGAAATCTTCGTCTACTCTGTTTCCTGCACTGTCATACGTTTTTGCCACGCTCTCCGGTGCTAATACCTTAACAAGCCGTATTCTTCTCATATTACACCTCCGATAAATATACATCCAGCGCCTTCTGGATCGCCCAGGAGATAGGTCTGTCCTGCTGGTGACAGTAAGCTACCAGTTTCTCATACTGCTCCGGATCCATGCTGATATTCTCCCGGATGTTCTTCCGGATGTTCTTCTTACCTTCTTTCTTCGGTCTCGACATACATATCTCCTTTCTGTTACACAAATTTTCCGATTTTTCAGTTAACTTAACCAGCATATCAGCCTTAATCAAATCATATATAATATCTAGTGAATCTCTATAATCTTTGTATTTGCAATTTGGATTTTTATGTATTCGTGGATCATCGTCTTTCCAATCATTAACACAAAAAAGACGATTACTTACGAAAAGCATTTTGCACCCTCTGGCAACGCACAAATAATAACATTCGCTTTCTTTTGCTATTCCTTTACAACGCTTAAATCCATACTTTTCAAATTCTTTTGCTTCACAATTTGGTTTTAACATTTCATTCCTCCGCTAAATCCTAAACTATTTTCATTTTCCTTCGGAGATGCGCTGCCCAGTACTCGGTTATCTTGTACTTGTGGCACTCGTCCCGCCACATCTCCCGTCCTACCTCGCCGTCATAGTGGATGCAATCCTCGCAGTTATAGCACGGTTCATCCATCTCTCCCTGGCAATGGTCAAAGCAGTTTGGATTATTTGCACAATGCTCGCAGATACATCTAATGCAACTCATGCCATCCCTCCACTAAATCCTAATATTTCAGTTTAATTCAAGCTAATGACCGCTCCTTAGCATATAAAATAACATCTCAGTTATGGATCTTTTTCGCTCTCCCTGTCTGCATGGTATTATTATTTCAAGCTTCCAACCCATATCCATTTTTTTATCCAGAGGTGTAGGATTCTCGTATTCATCCGCAGGGTCTCTATATTCCGGTATTGCAATCATTATCCCATAGTATAGTGAAGAGTTTGGACTGCATTCTCGGATATGCTTAGCTAGTTTTCCACTTTTTAAATCCTCTTGGATGTTTTTGTAGCAATCCATAGTAGTAACTATATAATTCTTTTCTCCCAAAAAGTTCAGTCCATTTCCACTAAATACATCCTCTTTGCAGCTCTTGATTTCATAGCAAGTGAATATCCCTTTTTCTATCGCACTGATTGCAGTTACTCCAGCAGGTTCAAATTGCATGAAATCAACTCTTTTAACATCACTTGTTCCGTAGTCTATGCTCACTTCGCTTGCGTAATACTTTCCTCTTTTACAAAGCCGATCAGTGACCAACAGATCTCCCAAGAACCTTGTTATTTCTCCTCGTTTCATTGTTCCTCCACTAAATCCTAATTTTCCCAACTACCGAATTTTCCTCGGTAGTTCAATTTCTCCCACGTATTACCGGGGGATTTTAACTTGTTTTTGAGTTATTGAGTGAAACTCAAATAGAAACTCAAATTTTTATTAAATTTTTCACTTCCTACGCAGGATTTCATCAACCGGTCATGATGCTGCCTGCGGTCTGTGTCAGCGGATCCACCGGAGGCTCCATGATTACTCCTGCTTCCGTGAGTAACGCATGGGACCATTCTCGGACAGTAGTCTTGTCCTGCTGGTATGACAGCAACAGCTCATTCATGTATTCTTCCACACGTGTCAGCCGCTCTTTTCCAAAACTATATTCATCCATAAGCGCTGCAAAGAAGAATAGCATATACCTCGTTGCCTGCTCATTGATGGTGTTCTGCGGACCGATCTGTTTATGATCCAGCCAGTACTGATAGGATCCCTTCCGGGCGGTGATGTCATCCTCGGTATAGGCCTTATACTCAATGGACCATCCAGCCTTATCCATCAGGCGCTGGCTAATCTCCTTCAGGTCGATCTTGCCCGCGGACCAGTCCGCTTCCATCTCATTTACTTTATTCGCCAGCCGGGAGATCCGCTGCCCCTTGAATCCCTCCCGGCGCATGATCACATAGCTGCAGATGATTCCCATAGCTGTCCAGGGTGTCCGGTCCGCCATACGACTTTCCCTGGCGATCCGCTTGCACTGCTCCTTGATCTCTGCCGGTGTTAAATGTCTCTTTCCCATATATCCTCCTAAAACTCAAAATCCACATTTCTTGCCTTTGGCATATACCCATTTTCACGTTCTATTTTTCTTATAGCGTTTCTCATGCTCACTTCCTTGTCATCCCAGGCATATGCATAGCCATCGGGGGCATACGCACTCTTACATTTTCCATTGCATCTGTCTATGATTGTCTGATAACTCATATAATTTTTTCTGGCACATTCCCTTGCGGATGAATATACTTCTACGATTTCCCCGGACGCATCCATCTTGGCAACAGGTTGTCTTTTTGCATTCCTCCCGGTTAGGTTTCCAAGATCTCTCCGGCTGATATATGCAATGTTCTGTATGTAATTATCCTCCTGACAACCGTTCTTATGGTATGGGACATGCCCAGGAAGAGGATTCCCCAGAAATGTCTTTGCCATTATCTGTACCAGAATCTCTTCCTTTGCTTTCTTGTCCCGTGTCATTTTTACCACCAAACGCTGGCTTCCTGACATTTTCTTGTGATACGGAGTCATGAGCCTTGTCTTCCCTGATTGATATACCCTACGAATATTCCCTTCCATATCAGCCTGATATTTTCCATCATATCCAGGTATATCTTTCCATGATTCTTTCATGCCAT